ATACTTGCACGCGATCTCGCGTCGCAAGGGCTGCATCGTGCGTCAATGGCGCACGAGGACAGTCGCAAAGCACTCGATGAACTGAGACACGCAGTCAACATGTTTGACGCGATCCTGTTCGACAAGCCGATGGTGCACGATGAACCCGAGGATGCGACGCCGATCCCCGATCTTCCCGACCTACCCGAAAGGGCGCAAGGGCCAGCCTTACACCACATGAAGGATGGGATACACGTTTATTCGTTCATCGACAACATAGGTGTCGTGATCAACTCGCGTCGTCACCTAGACTACGACGACCTTGATGCGCTGTACGAAGATGCGCACACGATGTACGGGCTGCGGTTGACCAAGGTGCCGTCACACAACGGGCACCTATATCGCGACCCGAACACAGCCAATTTCAGTTACACGGAGGATAACGCATGAGAGTAAACCCATTTCGACCAGTCGAAATCCGATACGGCGCCCCATTGGGGCGCGACGGAGGTCGCAAAGCAATCGACCCAACCAAGCGTATATGCGCACGTTGGGGGTACGGATGCGAAGGATACGACAGTGGTGGTGCCTATTGGGGCGCACCACAAAATATCTGGGCAGTCTGGAATGCAGGCGACCACGAAACAATCAAGTACATACGCGCATGGGACAGAGCCGATGCGCTGAAACAAGCACTCAAAACTACGGAGGATAACACATGAATACGTACGAGAGATGGGAGCGCCAGTGGTTTGCGCTCCACGCCGACCATTGCCTGCACCGACTAGGCGATCATGGCGACAAAGAAGCAGCGCAAGACACAGCATTCGACCTTGGATTAGGCGAGTGCATAATCATTGACGCAGACGAAGCAGCGCAATGGGAAGCAGTAATCACACATGTAAAAAAGGAGACACAATCATGAAGTACACAGTAAGCGTAACGCTTTGTGAAGAAGTACACGAAGCAGACACACCCAAGGAGGCGAAACAGGCGTTCATACGCAACTTCGTGCTTGGCGATCTCGCCTACGGCAACTGGAAAATCGAAGTGAAGGAGGTGAAGCATGACACCACAGACATGCAATGACTGCGGCGATAGCGTCGCATGGGGCAGCGGTAAATTCGTGAACCGCGTACCCGCAGACGATGGTTGGATGTGCGCTGATTGCCAAGCAATCGAGTGCGACAACTGCGATACGCCCACGATTGAGTGGGGCCACCCGAAGCACGACAACACACAGGTATGGTGCTGTGATTGCTTGGATGAACACAACGCATGGGAGGAAGAAAATGCCTAAAGTGAGATCATACGCGATCATGGAGATCGACTTGGAATGGGAGGGTCACGTACCCGACGACGTACCCGAAGATGAGCGTTGGCTCTGGATCAAAGAAAACGTGGACGGTGGCGAGTTCACCGACACGCAATGCGGATCGTGGACATGGGGTCACGATGTTGACGTCATCGAGGACGATCCACCCGCAGCCACGGAGTAACATGTAGGCATAGGTAAGGAGGTTACACTATGAAGCCTGCACTATTTGTTTTCGCCGACGATCATGGAAGCAACTGCGTTTACGTACACAAGTGCGACGACGACCTAGCTTACGACATGATTACCCGAACAGTGACGCACGAATGGGCACCAAGCATGGAGCAGTTTGATCCAAGCGAGTACACAGCCCTGTTCGTAGTGGCGAACAAGAAAGCCCCATTCGATATGATCGTGACTGGTAAGTTCGATGAAACCAGTGACGACTACGCTGACATCGAAGCCGTGTACGAGATCGGCAAGACGAGGGATGGCAAAGCGATCCGCGTCTTAGCCGTGAGCAACGAGCAAGACACAGCGATCTGGGAACTACGAAAGATGGTTCTCCACTAACTCTACACGTACGCCCGACCAGAATATCAAAGATATTCTGAGGAACTTAGAGCTATGGATTTCGGCATTCCGCCGAGGTCTGTTTTCTGCTGTCCGCAGATTAAACTTGACACATCGTACGTTGTGTCGGATACACTACAACCTGACAACCATGAGGTATCAAATGTCAAACTCAACAGTTACAGTTCAAGAAATCCTTAACACCCACAATGCTCGTGATACGCAGCGTATCCTACGAGACTACATCGTCCACGAAACCCGTCACTTCCATGACGAGTGGGCGGCTATTGTCGAGGCAGCCAAGAACTCTCGGCTCGTCAATCATGATCACCCAAACTCTCGCAAGATGCGTAGCGTAAGCCAGTCGCAGATACTGGATCGCATGAACGTGGACGCGTTGGCTATCATGATTAACCTGATGAACGAGGGTGACTACGCAGAAGCACTGGAAACACTCAAGTTCCAGTTCGAACACAGAGGCGTAGATCACATCACGATCTGGCCCTTCTACTTAGAAGCGCCCGACCTTGATCACGTTGTGTTGAACGTAGACGCGGACGACGTAACGCCCGACACCGATGGTGAGGCCGAGGCGGAGCCAGAGGCCGAGCCTTCTGGTGCGTACAACGTGAAGGACGATATTGCGTCGGCTGCGAACGTGTTGCTACGTGCCGCAACCAATGGCGAGATGGACGATCTGCAAGCGTTGCTCGATGAGGTCGTGGAGCTACGCAACAAGCCTAGCTTCGCACCGCTTCCACAGGTGCAAGCGTCTGGTACGATCCCATTCGGTGCACCCATACGCAAGAATGCGCAAGAGGTGTTCGGCATCGACAGCGAACTGCTCGACTTCGACATCAACACGTACGAGTGGGACGGTGACAATCCGTTGGTGCCACGCAAGGACGAGAACTACATCTTCAACGTGGACAATCTGCACGACGTGTTGTGGGCCAAAGAGAACGGCGAGAACGCATGGCTGACTGGTCACACTGGCACAGGCAAGTCCACGTTCATCGCTCAAGTCTGTGCGTACACTGGCTACATGATGGTGCGTGTCAACATGGACAGTGCGATTGAACGCCCTGACTTCGTTGGTTCGATGGCTGTCACGACCGATGATGATGGCAACACAGTCACACGGTTCAAGGACGGCATCTTGCCCAAGGCGATGCAGCAACCATGCGTGTTGTTGCTTGACGAGATAGATGCTGTACGCGCTGACATCGCATACGTGATGCAGCCTGTCCTTGAGGGTCAGCCGTTGCGCTTGCTTGAGGATGGTGGTCGTGTGGTTCACCCACATCCTGACTTCCACATCGTCGCTACTGCCAACACCACTGGTGCAGGCGATAGCTCGGGCATGTACGCAAGTGCGGTCAAGGTTCAGTCTCGTGCGCTTATCAACCGCTTCAGCACGTTCGTCAGTGTGGGCTACCTACCCATCGACGACGAGATGCAGTTGGTTCGCAATGCTGCGCCCAACATCAGCGACGAAGCGATGGGCATGATCAAAGACTTCGTGAGTACGTACCGCTTGGGCTTCCACGATGGAACGATTGCGACACCCATCTCGCCTCGTAACACCACCACGATTGGCAAGTACGTGAGCAGCATCGAGGGCCGTGTCGGTGCGACCGATGCAGTACGTCGTGCGCTCAACATGAACGTGATGCTGACCGTCGATGAGGGCGACGCCATTGCCGTGACAGGCATCATGGATCGCATCTCTGGTCAACCATTCTAATCAATCTCAACATTCACAGGAGACACACATGTTTTCACAAAATTCAGTATCCGCATTGGCGACAGAGTTGGAAAAACTTTCTCGCATCATGGGTGGCAAAGACATACGTACCCAGTTCAAGGGCGACCGTGCGTTCACCGATGGTAAGTTCATCAATGTTCCTGCGATGGACTTGACCGCCGAGCTTGACCCTACCCACCAAGCAATCATGCGTGGCTACCACATACATGAGGTCAGCCACGTAACAGACACAGACTTTGGCATGTTCCAGAAGCGTGGCATCAACAAGATCAAGAGCATCTGGAACTGTTCCGAGGATGTGTTCGTAGAACGCAAGGCGATCCAGAAGTTTGCGGGTGCCCGCAAGAATTTGCAGGAGACAGTGCAACACGTACTGGCGAACGAGCAACAGTTCCGCAAGGACAATCCTGATCACCCACAGGTCAAGCGTACACGTTGGTGGTCTGAGATACCCTACGCTGCGCTTCAGCAAGCACGTAAGCAGATGGGGTACGAGAGCGAGGCACTTGATGAGTACCTGTCGGGCTTACCCAAGGAGTTGGCTCGTGAGGCTCGCAAGTTTGCCAAGCGTATGATCGAGGCTGACAGCAGCGAGGAAGCAGTGAAGGTTGCTCGTGCCATGAAGCGACGCATGGACAAGTTGGGTACACCCGAGGAAGAGCAGCAAGAGCAGCAGCAAGACGGTGGCATGGCTACGTCATCAGACGATGGACAGCAGCAAGGCGATGGTGGCGACGACAACACCAACGACGAGACTGACGACGACGGTGACGAGCAAGGCGATGGCAATCGTACGAACGACGACGACAGCGACGGCGATGATGAAGGCGACGACGGCAGCGGCAGCGGCAGCGGTGACGGCGACGAGGACACTGACGACGACGGCAGCGACGACAGTGGCAGCGACGGCGACGCTGATGGTGACGACGGTGGCGACGGTGATGCTGACGAGGACTTCGACCTTGAGGCTGCGCAAAATCGTGCCGACGAGGCAATGCAGGAACTGTTTGGCAAGTACAACACAGGCACGAGCGACATCAACCAGAACCTTGCACCAATCTTTCGTACGCATGTCGAGTATTGGGATTACCTACATGACTTGTACCACAATACACCCAACACGAAAGAGGCTCGTGAGTTAGCTGACGTTTGGCGTCAAGAGGTGATAGATATTACTGCCAGACAAGCTGCGAAAGAGCACACAAACGATGCCAAGCGGTTAATCAGTGACGATGTACGCCAGTACAGCGCACGACTTGCTCGGTTGTTGTTGGCGCAGGAAGATCGTCGTAATGAGGGCGGTTACGCAAGCGGTCGCATTGATCGTCGTCGGTTGAGCCAGTTGGTTGCAGGCAACACCAATGTGTTTGCACGTCCACATGTGACACGTACGAGCGAGACACGCATCATGATTGCGGTCGATGGTTCGGGCAGCATGAATGCATCACGAACAAGACAGGCAATACTCGCAATCAATTCGTGCCTTGGTCGTGCAGGGGTCAAGTTCGATATTGTCGAGTGGACGCAGACCACACTCAGAAGAGGCAAAGGGAACACAGCCCGAAACAATACTGGCCTGATCTATCACAAGACTGCGAGTGATAGCTGGCGCACGATTGACACTGAGTTTGACTTCCAACCCGTCGGTGGCAGTACGCCCACGTACTCTGCGATACTGTCGGTGTCACGCATCATGGCTGAGTGGACTGAGCCTCGTCGCATCTGTTTGTTCGTGACTGATGGGGTGCCGAACGGTTGGACAGTCGGTGAAGGCGAGGCTGTTGGTGAGCACGTAAGTGCCATGCGCAAGGCCGACATCGAAGTGTACGGCATTGGGATCGGCACCAACTGCAATATCACCCAGAAGATCATGACGGATATGTTTGACACGCACGTTGTGCATACCGACTTTGAGAAACTTGGCGAGACGATGCTTGGCGGCATCGAGCGCCTATTGATTGCAGAGGGTCACGCTCATGCCGCGTGACCTGAAGCTACCCACCCGCTTTGATCACAAGGTTTCACCCAAGATGAAACGCGAATGGTATCGGCTGGCTGATGGCTGGCGACCCCATTCGTGGTGGTGGCATGTGGCGTACGTCATCCGTCTAAAGCGCGTACGCCACGCAGATGAAGAAAAGATCACCCGCATAATGCGGTTGGTCGATCAACAACTTCCACATCTACAGGAGGATTACACCCGTGGAGGCAATAACACAAGCAGTGCTCTGCCTAGCTATGAACGTATATCACGAGGCGAGATCAGAGGATATGTTGGGACAACTCGCCGTGGCTGAAGTCACGCTCAATCGAGTAGAGAGCGAGAGGTATCCCGACAACATATGCGACGTCGTGTGGCAGCGGAAACAATTTTCGTGGACGCATGACGGCAAGAGCGATGTTCCCAGGGACAAAGTTGCCTGGGAACGAGCGCTGTACGTAGCACGTATAGCAATCGAAACCGAGGACATGGCAGTGGTTGGCGATGGTGTCACTCACTACCACGCCGAGTACGTAACGCCGTACTGGACGACATCCTACACGAGAGTTGCCAAAGTAGGCAGCCACATTTTCTACAAGCGAGGACAGACATGAACGACGCAGACAAAATTTTGAAGAGACTAGACCGTAAGCTGGAGCTTATGAAGATGGACGCGAAAGCGAAAGGCGATGCGGTCAAGTACGACATTGATGAATGCCTTACACTTGTGAGTATGCTTGAGCGTACTGTTAATCGTACGGTTGGAGAGCAGCAATGACGGACTACAATCAAGATGACGTCTTGCGCGAGAAGATTTTGGCGTTTGAACGCGAACAAGTGAAGAAGAAGTTACGGCCCCGACTGCCATGCGACATGGCAGGAAGGGAGCTTTCGTACAGCGAGAGGCAATCACAGGAGCGGTCGATTGAGAAGAAGGATCGACGCAACGACGTGTATAAGGAAATCCTGAATGTGATGGGCGAGACTGAACTTCTGAACAGCAGGGATATTGCCAACCGTACAGTATACAACACCCAAACGGTTGCGAACTTTATGCGGTTCATGGTGAAGGAAGAATTGGTCGCGAAGATACCAAGATACGATAGCAATGGGAGCACTTGGGCGTACGTAAAGACTGGCAAGAAGGTGCGGTGATTTGAACGACGAACCTGAAATCAAATACGTACGCAAGAGATTGTACGTGACCGATGGCAAAGCCCCTGCTTTGAGCATCGACAAGGATGGCTACGTACGCTGCGGGATTACGGCGGACATGACCGAGAATGACATGGTTGTACTGGGACTGACGCTCGCGTTGAAGAACAAGGACTGGAAGCAGATGCTGATCGAACGCGTGAAGGGCGAACTGGTTGGGGCTACGACACCCACAAGCAGGGCAGCGAGAGTGATGAACTTGTTGAAGGGCGGCGACTAGCCGCTCTTTTTTTGTATATACATTCGTGTATATGGGGGCACCCGAGAAGGCCCACGAAAAAATGGGGCGCTCAGTGACCAACTGAACGCCCCGATAAAATACATTCCTGTTGCAACAAGAACGGTGCAGTCTCAGGGCCAAGGAGTGTAAACAGCCTTTACTACACTGACATGGTTGACGCACTCATGCCTTACGTTTGCAGGGAATGCCAAGCCCTGCGATGATTGATGCCCCTGTGAGGGACAATAGAGGGCATCAATTCCACTACACAACCACGGTTGGGTTGAGTTGTTCCATGCGACGTCCGTAAACGAGAGACGTGTGCGCTTTTCCCTCAGAGTTGTGTGTTGTGTATCTGGCCTCCACCAGTTTACCCGCCCGAGCGAGAACGTCGCAACGACTTTGGACTTTGGTGTAGCATCCGTGTTGCGTCTCGTTCATAGACTTTAGAGGGACAGGATTTATCGAGAGGACAGACCATAAGACGTCTACGAAACCCATCGGATTTACATCCAAAACCTCGAGTATCATGTCGTCTAAGTCAGAGTTGTCCATGTTCAGCAGAAGAGTAAACATTTGATCGCGCATTGTACGCAGATCGGGTGTGGCAGTCACAGGCTCCACAACTTTTTCTGGTTGTGTAGGTGTGACAACTTCGGGCGCAAATTCTTCTGCGGCGTAGTCGTCTTTCTCGACGACTTCTTCTTCTTCATCTTCGTCTGGCACAAGAACTGTGTTCTCGTGATCCTGATGTAAGCGTACTGCAATCCAATGTGCAATGTGCTGACGCTCTGGATAGTTAGGGCGTAGTGTTGCGTGGTACTTGTCTCCTTTGCGCACGTCACAGGCTTCCGCCATCGCGACTGAGATGTAACAGTTCTCGCCATCATCCGTGAGTGAATACGCAGAACCGATACGTGTTACGTTAGTTATTTCGATTACTTTAGATGTGTATGTGATCATCATTCTTAACCCAGTAATGTGTGTGCAACACAATAGTTGCGGTGATGTTTGAACCAAGAGTTGTGTACTCTTGGGTTGCTCAATGAACACCGAAAGTTAAATGAAGATTTTGGGAAAACCCTTAGCAGGGGAGCGCCTTCGACCACTCGGCCACGTTTCCATGGACGGTAATACGCAGTAGGCGTTTGATGTGCAAGAGAGTTATTCATCTTTCTTCCTACTTAACCTTCGGTGTGTCCTCAAGTTGTGTGGCTGACCCTACGCAAGGGACATCACGGCTGCTTTATGATCTTCGAAGGTCGTGTTCATGTAGCGCATGACCATCTTTAGATCGCTGTGCCCAAGTAGATCGGCGATCACTTTGGGCGGTACTCCGTTACGCGCAAGACGCGTAGCGAATGTGTGTCGTAAGGCGTAAGGCGACTTGGTGATACCAAGTTTGTCAGTGACCTTGCGCCAGTGGTATCCGATCTGTTTGTTCGTTTCGAAGGCGCGGCCTTCGAGTAAGAACGGATACGTGTGCGGTGGCGGATCGCTCCGTGGGATTGTCGCGAGTGCATTGTCGTTTAGGGGCACCCGACGCTCCCTGAGTTCTCCGTTTGCGCCCTTATACGAACCGAGGACTACAGTGTTGTTGCTGAAGTCTACGTTGTCGTAGGTTAGACGCATCGCCTCAATCGGACGCGCACCAGTATGCAGAAGGAAGTTGCAAAGGCGGCGGATGTCAGGATGCAAGTCGGGAAAGATTGCGTCGATCTCTTCTTGCGATAACGTATCCGTTTTGTGTTTACCTTCGCGCGGCTTCTTCAGCTTTATGGTGTCGCGTAACCCGAGGGATGCTGCAAAGTTTAGAACACCTTGGAGTTGGTTGAGGTCACGCCTTATGGTTGAGTTGGCGTTGCCCTTGTTGACATGCTTCTCTTCGACATATTCTTCGATGTCGTTCAAGTCGATCTTGTTGACTTGGAAGTCTCCGAAATAATCTACGAGACGCATGACGTACTCCTGTGTTGACTTGCTGCTCCCAGTATGGGGCGACTTGAGATAGCGACGAGCGACTGAACGGAATTTGTTTTGTGCTCCGTGTATGGATTTCTGTCCGAGCTTGATGTGACCCGCTAGAACTTTTGCTTCGTACTCCGCTGCTAATTCTTTTGCGTGTACGTAGTCGGCTGTACCTAGTGAGTGTCGGACGCGAAAGCCTTGCCAGTTGCCAACCGCGTAGTAAAATTTGCCACCGCTGCGCTTCTTTACTTTGAAGAGTGGCAAGCGTTAGTCCTCCTTTCTGTATAGTGCTGCGTGTGGGTCAGGCACATTTGGATCGTACGTTCGTGCCCAGTCGATTGGTATGCCGCCTGAACTGCGAGCGTATTCGGTAGGGTCTACGCGGTCGAGGATGTCGTTAAAAACGAGTGCTGCTTGCCCTCTAGTTTTTGTGCCGACCTTCTTACACACGGCCCTTACATGTAGCTTAACAGTATTCTCTGCGATATTTAGGACGTCCCCAATATTTTTATTGGCCCATCCCTCTATGAGTAGTTGTGCAGTTATGTGCTGCTTGGCAGTCATAGTTCGGAGCAAAGAGAGTTCGGCGGGGGACACGGTGCTATAAGCATCTGATATAGACGGCGCATCCTTACCCTGCTGTAGGAGAAGATTAGTGATAATGTCGAGCTTGGCTTCAAGACGAGCAAGCTCAAAGCGAAGTGCAGTATTTGTACTAGACATTGTATCATTTTGATCCGTGATAGTTGATGATTGATGACGCCCAAGTTGTTGTGGGCTATCTGGAATGTAGTGTTTATGATACATCTATGTCAACACCTTTCGTTTACGAAAGGCTCCCCTATTGCGCAACCTATTGATTACTCATGATAAAAATTTGCATTTAGTTAGCAGTCGTGGAAGTGAGTAGCGACTTCTTAAGACTATCTAATTTCGTGCACACTGGTGTAAACCTATACGCCGCAGACCTTTTGGTGTGTCTCGTTGTGGATTAGTACGTCTAAGAGAAGCTCTTGATCCCTCTCCATCAACCAGTCGATTGTGTCCTGACTGTCAAAATACATAGGTGAGGCTATGTCGCAGTACGTATCACCGCTTATCTTTGCGCACCCACTTATTAGCACGGTCAACAAGGTAAGGGTCATCAAGGCTACGTATTTCATCGTCAATTTCTTTCTGGGTTTTGAGGTGGGATATACGCTTCTCGTCTATCTTGCGTTTTACTTTATCGGTTCCCCGCGCGACGCCTGCCGAATAAATGCCAAGCAAGCCGAGTACGAATGAAACGGCAATAAGGCCGTAGAGTTGTAGTTTTGATATGCCGAACATTGTTTAGTGCCAGCCTTCTGCCCATGCTTTAAGACGTTCCCTCATTATATACAGACCAAACAAGATGGTGATGCCTGCAAATCCGAGGATGATGTACTGTGCTGTTTCGTTCATGCCAGAAAGAGCGGTGATGGTTGTGCCTGCGGATGCGGCGACAGTAGCGGCGGATGCCTTTACTGTTTTTGACTGAGCGGGTTTCGTACGCTCTGGTTTCTTTGCCGTAGCTTCAGAAAGGTTTACGCCAGCCAGCCATTTTTGCACGCGGAAACCTGGGCACGCTTTTGTACTTAGCTTATTGTGACCGATGACGTTCTCGTTCTTTACGTTGTACTGATCTTGCAGTTCTTTGATGAGTGCGTGCAGGCGAGCAAGTTGTACGGGCGTGTAGTGTTCCGTTGCGAGGTCGTCAGCATCGGAGCCAAACCCGCCGATGAGGCAGATAGCGATGGAGCCTTCGTTGTGTCCCTTCTGGGCGGCAGGGGTTTTTTCTAGGGGGCGGCCCATGACGGCTTCCCCAGCGCGTGAAATCACGTACGAATATCCGATCATGTCGAAGCCACGTTCGCGATGCCAGCGATCTATTTCTTTTAGTTGCGCGTTGATGCCTTCGTCTGCCATCCATTCTGGGCGTGTGGCGGAGCAGTGTACGACTATCTTGTCTATCTTTCTCATAAGGAAAACTCCCGTCGTAAAGTTTCAGTTTGATGTTCAGCAGTGAACAAGTCGGGATTTATCTTAATGGTTAATGGGGGTATGTCGTCCCATCTGCGGGCGAACATAAGTTCGAGATCGAGGGCGACGAATATGTAGACACCATCGTACGCAGGCTTGCGTGCTTCGTTGACCTTGAAGTGGTAACGAGGCTGCGGATTGATACGGTCTTTGCGCAGGTGTGGCTTGCGTGCAGACTTTACTTGTACGCGGATGATGTCTCCGTCTGGGTGTGCTGCCCAGAGATCATCGTAGGGTAGGTCTACGTGACTGACACGAAGTCCTAAGTTTTCTAATGTATATGCTACGAAAAATTCAGCGGAGCGTCCGCTATAGATGTTTTGTTGGCTAGACAATTATCTGTTTCGCAGAAGTGTCTCCAAGTGAATGATGGTGGTCTTGGCTGTTGATAGGTCTGAACGGAGTTCTGCGATCTCCCCTAGTAGTTGCTCTATTTGATCGGTCTTTTCGTCTAGCTTGTTAGCTAGTCTATCGACCTGTTGTTTGAGGGTTGTTTGGTATTCTGCGTTCGCGTCCCGCCGTTGTTTCTCTCTCATGGACATGAATGACCAGAAGCCTGCGCTGCCAATCAATGCGACTGCAATGGTAATGATATGTTCGATACCCACCACGGTTCCCTCAAGTTCTGCTATCGGCTTTCGGCTGCGAAGCGTTAAGCGTAGCAGCAGCCGCCGTTTGTTTCATATCTATACAACGTGTCACGTACGACGCGTTGGGTGGCTTAGTCTGTTCTAACATTTGCTCGTACTCGTAGCGTGCTACGAGACAAGACTTTTGATCTGCGAAGATCACAGGCATTGCATTGACCTTATACTGCGTGCCGATCATGAGGATGGCGAGAAGTACGTACATTAGATCAGCCCCCGTACTGAGGCGACGTAATAGAACAGGCCGCCTAAGAATGTTACGAAGATGACACCCGCAGCGATGTAGCCGTACAGTTCCATTCGTTCTTCTTGAGCTTTGGCTGCGGCTCGCTTTGCTTCCGCACGCTTCTTACGCATCTCGGCCTCGAAACTTACGAAGCGATCCCAACTGCCTGGGCGACCGTAGAGTTTCATCATGCTCTCAAGATTTTTACGGTTCTCTCGCATCTGTTCGAGACACTGGAACGCCTCGAAATCTGAGGCCGACTTACCCAACATTTTATTTAGGGGAGAGTTTTTTTGTTTTTCGACTTGCTGCTTTAGCTGATCTTCGCTGTCGATCACCACGCCGATCTTGTCCATTACGGTAGTGAGTTCACGACCGTTCTGGATGCACGTCTTGATGGTGCTGTAAGCTGCGTTACACGCGCTTGCTATTGCGAGGACTTCGGCTACTGGCACGACGAACAACTCCGTTGACTGACACGGTTGTCTTAGGTGTTCGTAAATTTTTCGTGTACGCAGACTTAGCTGCGCGACCACGCTTTGAGTTTGATTTTGGTTTACGTGCCATTCATAGAACATAACGGATATGCAAAAAGCTGTCGTCCTAGATCAGCCCTTTTTGTAGTAACAGTGCTGTGTAAAGTTGACGCCAATCCTTCAGGCGCATGACGACAAGACTGTCGTTGAGTGCTTCTTGATTACGCCGTGTGATTACGACTGGCGCTTCGGGTGAGCGAGTATCTTTGATGTTGCGTTCGGCCTGTGCCATAGCGTCCCGAAAGTTCAGACGTTCTACGCGCTTTGCCTCGATGAATATTTCGGGTGTACCGAGGATGTCAGCGCCGCCTGCTTGAAGGCCGACCTTTCCGCCTCCGCTAAGGGGCGCACGTTGGCAACGATCTTCACAGAAGATGTGCTCGTTGAACCACTTTGCCAAATCGTTTTCGTACTTGTCGCCTTTGCGCTTCTGTGGATTTCCCATTTACCAAGGAACCTCTGGTTTGTACGGCTTCTTGCGAGCCTGCGTTTCATTGTTCTGCTCTTCGTAGGAAACGCGAGCAGCGTCTGCTTCCCTGTCTAGGCATGGGTCACACCTAAACTGGTTTTTTGGTCTTGCCTTCGTGCATCCGCACATAAGACAAGGCCGCCTCCATTTTTTAGGAGACGGCTTGATCTGGTACTTGGCCCCTGGAAAATATTGAAGATTGAGGCGCATCAGTATTCTCTTGAGCGTGTCTACGCACACCGAGTATCGTTCTGCTAGTGCCTTGTGCGTGAAGTCGTTGTGATGATTACGGAGCCAAGCTACCTCTTCGTCTGGTAGCTTTGTTCTTCGTGCCATTGCCGCCTTCGCAATTATTTCCTGCGTGAACATGTTATGTCTTGTAGCAAATACACAACTTTTAGTAAACGTACGGTCGTAAAAAATATCTCCGTACGTATTGACTTTTCCGACAAAGACGATAAAATCGCAAGCGATGTAGGCGACTGCAAGCGAGTTCGCCGATGCGGTAGCATCTGCGAACGAGAGCAGGACAAAGACGTAAGAGAGCAGCGATTTTATCGGTTTCGATACGAACGCTGTACGCACAGAAAAAAAGATTTCCTGAGAAATTTTTTGCAAATAATTTTGTTGAAGTGTGTCTTAAACTTATGCTAAACTTTAGTTGTTGAAGTTGGTCGTGGTGAGGGGTTCATCTCTTGCTGCGGCTTAAATAAATGCTTGGTGGATGCCTGTTCCATCTGCTCCAAAATTTCAAACTGAAAGCGCCCCACTTGGAGGCGCTTTTTTTTTACTGCGAGTTAGATACCCACGATGCGGTTGATGTTTCTCTTATTGGCCTTGTCCATTCTTCTACTGTGGATACTGGACGACCAACCCGATCAGCAATCTCCAAGTCAGATAACGGTGGGCGAGTTGCCCCCGATGCATCAGACCACTCCTGCGCAAAAGTAAGTGCGCGTTGCTTGGCTGTCTTAGGCGCAATGACAGACACCGTATCGTCAGTCTGTGATGATGCGAACGCCATGTTGTAGACAGGCTCGTGTGCGTCTGACCATTCACGTACCTTGCCGAAGCGAAGCTGCATCATCACATCGAGGCGCTTGTGCTCTGCGTCAGCGGCTGCCTGCATATCTACGAACGGAGATGCGGGGATTGTCTCTTCATAGATACCCGCCTTTACGTCAGCCGTTTCCTTGTCCCAGAATACTTGCGTGACTTTGATCTGGGTTTCGAGGACGGTCAACTGGTTCGAGCTACCTGCCTCACGACCTGATGCTGTGCCCTCACTTGGCTTGTTGCTGTGGTGTAGTAGCCATACGCATAGCCCTGCGTTCCGTAACTTGAGGCAGAGTTGGTTGATGTACCCCCACTGTTCTGCTGAGTTCTCTTGCAATCCAGGGAAGGCCGAACGGATCGTGTCAATCACAACGTGCGTAGGCTTCGTAGCTTTGATCCACTGCTCGAAGTTCTTGATACCCGCTTCGTTCATCAGGTTCATGTCTCGGTCGTCATGGAAAGGTGCCCAGATCATGAAGTTATTTCCTGCATCACCGAAGCTACGTTTAGAGCGATCTAAAAACTTAGCGATGTTTGCTCGGCTGTTCTCGAAGTCGAAGTACAAAACTTTCGATGTCTTGTTTAGATCAAATGGGCCGAAGCGATACTGCCCAGAGCTTGCTGCGTACAGTAGGTTTCGTACGAACATTGACTTACCGTGACCAGAGTAACCGAACACCTGAATGATTGTCCCTGTCGTTGGCGCAATCGGGTCAATGAAAAACTCCCTTTGATCTAAGTAGGACTGTAGCGCGAAAAGGTCGCTCGTAGTGATCGGCTTCAGGAGGCGTGGCTTTGGCTGCTCTGGTACCACTTTCTCGGGCGCTACGTTGCCCTTGCGTACCTCATTCTCCTCGGCTCGCTCACACATCTGGCGAACCTTGCTGTCCTCGATGGGGTTCTGGAAGAATGCATCCATGAAACGATACGCACCATCGACAAGTTCTTCGCCGCGATCACCCTGCCCTGCAAGTGACGATATGTACTTATACAGACGATCATCACGACCGTTGCCACCACCATCAGGAAGTTTGCCAACACGCGCCACCAGTTCTTCAGTGCGCTGCCATATAGGCTTGTCTACATGTACGTCATTAAGAGACATACCCTCAAAGCGAAATGAGTTGAAGTCTACCACATTTGTTTGGGTGTTCGATGTCCCAGCCAGATCGTGTAGGCGTGGTGCGTACACTGGAAGATCATCAAAGTCGTGACCCTGTAACATTTCCCACTGGTAATTTTTACTAGGCGGTGCAAGGACGTAACCCTTCGATCCACGTAGATCGAGGCCGTCAACACGAGGCCAGTCCCGACCATTGCCATCTGCACCAACACGGTTCTTGATCCACCCTGATCCCTTGGGGAACTTGAAGTAGAAGTGCCAACCCTTCTTCGTGCGTACAGATATAGGTGTGGACGTCAGCCCATACTTCTTTGCTTCATCGACAGCATTTTCGTTGTCGCAATCTACAACGATAATTTCCGACATCTCACCTGTAAGTATGGCGATGTTTGCATTGGGCCACTTCTCGAACCAATCAATCACCTCTTCTTCTGTCGGCATTACGTGGTTGTCTATGTAATGCCCCCACCTTATGAGCGGCTTCTTTGTGTCAGGGCTGATCGGTATTACCGCCCACCCGTAATCCAGATACTCTAGTGCCGCGTCCAGTATTTCCATACGTTGCCTCCGTGAAATATTGATCGAGGTCTAGCGAAGGCCAAACCTCTTTGATTTTTGACAGGTAAGTGGAGGAAACAAAGTCTCTGCGTACCCACCCATACGGCGTGGTTCGGCAGATGCCCAACGACTTAGCTACAGCGGGTGCCCCACCTAAGTCGTCGATCAGTCTTTGAATATCAAAGTGCATTTTTTTCGTTTTCCTCTTGCAATAAACTTGAATGTATCATATACACTACTACAACACAACCTCTGATCTGTACTTACAGCATCAAATTTCAAGGACAAACATCATGGACGAGATTATTTTCGGTGACACCCCTATACAGTTAGCGCCAGTTCATCCTAAGCAGGACAGGCTAAAGGGTCATGCTGCCCAGTATGTCGAAGCCCTTGCAAAGATTGAACATCTAAAGGCCACAACGGATTACCTTAAAGAAATACTCCTGAGCGATCTACCTGAAGAGGCGGGAGAATATCCCATAGAAATGGACGACGGGCGTACGCTTATGATTAAGATACCCGAGAGGTGGTCATGGGATAAAAAGTTGTTGAAAGAGACATACGAAGTTGCAGGGTTGCCTGAGTGTGTCAGCCAAAGTTTCCTCGTTGATCGGAAGAAGTACGAAGCCGCTCCCGACAACGTGAAGGAAGTGCTGAGAAAAGCACTAACCATCGAATGCGGCTCACCCACAATCAAGGTTCAGACATGAAAATCACACCGCTAAAGACTAATGACGCGACCGTATCGGAAACGTCAAAGACTTTGGTGTATGGGCCGCACGGATCGGGTAAGACTACCCAGTGCGCGAACTACGCCAAACGATACGGTAAGGGGTTGATCCTGTCAGGAGAGAGTGGACTATCCTCAATCTCTGACATGGCTATCGACTACTTACCTTTCTCGACATTTGATCGAGAGCCAAAGGAAGGACAGTATTCCTTCAAGCAACTGATGCAGTACATCAACTCTGACGACTTTCGCAAAGAGGATTACAAGTGGATTGCAATCGACAGTGCGACAGAACTTTCGCAGAAATGTTTTGCGGACGTTGAAGCTGAGACAGCAGGATCACAAAACAACTTCGAGAAGTGGAGCGTGTACGAACGCAAGATCACATTCGCTCTGAAGTGGGTGCGCGATCTGCCGATGCACGTACTGATTACGGCTCTTGCTAACGAAGAGAACGACGATAACGGCGTCACAAATTACTGGCCCATGATGGTTCAGAAGAAGGTGCAGCGGTTGATCCCTGCCCTCTACGACAACGTGTTCCCACTTGTACGCAAGACATCGGAGCAAGGCGGTAAGGTTTCTGTTCGCAGATACTTAATTACCGACAACGTAAATGGGTGGCACGGCAAAGTACGCGACCCGCATCGTCGCCTCAAGCCCTTCGAGGAAGTGGACGACGTAACTGAACTTCTATCCCTCATTTACATGTCGGATGCTGAGTACAACAAACGGAGCGAATAAAATGGAAATTAAAATCCTCAGACTACCACAGGTAATCGAGTACACAGGACTATCCCGTTCATCCATCCTTGTGATGGCTAAAGAGGGAGAGCTTGATTTCCCGAAGCCTGTGAAGATTGGGAAGCGAGCGATGGGGTGGAGAAGCCATGACATCGAGGCATGGTTATCAAATCTCGCAGAACCAAAAGCATATGGAGAAAACGAAAATGACTGAATTTCTCGGATTAGAAGGAATGGACTTGTCTGACGTTGAGGTCAAGACAACACAAATCTTGGGCGTAGGTCGCCACGTTGTGAAGATCACTGGCGCAGAGGTGGAGAAAGACGATAGCCGCAACACCGCGCGTTTGGTTCTTTCGTACGAAAACACAGACGGTTCCATTCGTCAGTGGATTTACGTGTACCACGGTGGGTCACCGAAGGCGACCGAGGTTGGCAAGAAGCAACTGAAAGAGTTGCTGTTGACCTTGGGCCACGACGGTAAAGAGGCACCAAATCCAAGTTACTTCAAGGGCAAGACTGTTGGTATCAACGTCAAGAACGAGGAGTACAACGGCAAGACACAAGCGAAAGTGTCGTACCACTTTACTCCGAAGGAAGCGGCACCCGCAGCGGGTAAGCCAATGGATGATGAAATCCCGTTCTAGGAGGTAGGTATGAGCTTTGACCTTACAGACAAGAATTGCTTATTATACGCAATAGATGGATCATACAAGCGCTCATTTAAGGTGCTGCGAGATAATGGTGAGTACCTCTACGTTGAGGAGCTTTCAGATGGGCACAAGGAAGATGGCGCACAGATCATCCGTTCAATCATAAGCAAGCAAGCTATAAGCTCAAATCCAAGCCTTTCACGGTTCGTCGTTTTTGAGAACTTTGAGGCTAGTGAAGCCTTTGAAAAAGGGCTGAATTAAATCATGCATCCAGTACACCCACTTGCCCAGAAAGTCGTTGACGCCATTGACGATGGGTACAGTAACGAAGATCACGGCGAAGCTCGCTGCTACATAGGGGCTTCGATGGCAGGGACAGACTGCATTGCGCAGATGGCACTGTCCCTACGTGGCTTCCCCGACGTAGACCCAGATGCATCATTGAAGCGCATCTTTCGTGCGGGGCACCGCATCGAAGATTGGGTTGTTTGGGACTTGAAGAACAAAGCCGATCTTCGGGTGTACGAAAAGGATGATATGACTGGTCGGCAGCACAGACGAGAGTGGCTGAATGGTCATGTGGTTTGTAACTCAGATGGACTTGTTGATTTCGAAGATGGTTCGGGTCAAGCGATCCTTGAGATTAAATCCATGAATGACGCTAACTTTAAGAAGTTCCAGACGACTGGCGTTAAGGCATCGCATCGGAAGTATTATCGGCAGATGTGCATGATGATGGCGATGTTTCGTATCGAGCGCTGTTTGTTCATTTCGTACAATAAAAATAACTCTCAATATCACGCCGAGATCGTTCCGTTCGATCAGGAAGAATGGGACACAATGTACGTAAAGATACAGGCTGCTCTTGATGGGCAGGCAGAGCGCGTCGCCACAGCACCCGAAGACTGGAGATGCAAGTCGTGCTTCAAGAGGGAAAGTTGTTGGAATGCTCCCGACGTTAGCCCTGCCTGCCGCTTTTGCAAACATAGTTTCGCCAACAAGAATGGTGGATGGACATGTAACTTAACAGGACGAGAAGTCATGGATGTCTGTGATAAGTATGAGATGTTCAGACCAACACAGAAAGCATAACTCAATGGACACACTCAGAGAACTTAGTGATGCCCGACAAGGCATCATACGCAAAGAGGCTGAGATCGAAAGTATATACGAACGCTTAGAGGCGTTGGATCATAGCAATATCGACGATATTCACAGAGCTAAGACAAAGCTGCGCCATGAAAAGGAGCGGCTCGTTGACCTGAAGTGTAAGGCTACCGAGTTAGAGATTGACCTTATGCGGATGGGATACTTGAAGAATGTCTAAGCCTAGAGACTTACCGCTTGAAGAAGCGAAGCGGCTGATTAACGCCGACAGAAATAAAGAGTACGGTGAACCGTACGATAACTTCACTGATATAGCCTCGATGATCAACGTGATCTTACGTTCGGTCTTAAAGGAAGGCGAACGTGTGAAAGTAGAGCATGTCGCGATGATTATGATCATCGTAAAACTGTCCCGAATGACGACCTCCCCTAGAAAACTTGATAGTTGGATAGACATTGCGGGATACGTAGGAACTGGTTGGGAGGCCATCGAACAGGACAGGAGGAAAGAAGATGTCCGACATGGAACTGGCGAGGAAGCAACTGACTGAAGCGATCCAGTTGATACACGACGAGCAGTACGCAGAAGCGTGCGAGCACATTCAGAACGCGTACAACAATACGTTCAGGGTGTACACGCGCAAGAAGTCTGGAAACGAAAGCAACCCAATCACTCAAGAAATTCGTGATGGCGTACTATCAGACCACTGGATGAGTAACATGTCTCACAGAGCGCTTGCTGAAAAGTACAACATAAACAGCGGTAGGGTTTCTGAAATACTGGATGGTTGGTACAACGACAAGTTCGACGGGCCGCCCCCGATCTCTACTATTAGCCCTCCCCCAAAGCCAGAAGAAATAAACTAAGAATGGAGGGGGCTAGTAGCCCCCTCCAAATCCGCCTCCGTATCCAGAAGATTTCTTGCCGCCTGCACCGCGTACACCCGCGACCGTATCGACAATACCTTCTTTAGCCCACGATACTCCGCCGAGAACTGGTACGCGCCCTGCAATTTCACGAACTGCTGCGCGACGCAAACCATTAGTTTCGTCATCATCCCACCAAGAACGTGCACCTTGCATCACTGTTTGAGCGTCGTTGAATAGTCCGACAGTTGGGCCGCCGATAGTTTCAAGAGTACGTTGTGCACCGTACGCACCATTGTCTGTTTGAGATGCAATGTCGTACATCAACTCACCAACTAGACCTAGACCGCCGAGTGCAACCATACCATCGAAGTACCAACCCATAAGGATGTCCAAGTCCTCGTTCTCTACGAACGCCTCAGATACGGTTTCCGACAACTTGCGTTCACGTAGCGCAAACTCACGATTGTCCTCTCCACCACGACCTTGAACAACATCTTTTGCTCCGACCGCGATGCCACCCATTGCAGGGCCAGCTACGAGAAGGGCAGCCAGTGGGCCAAGGCGGTTGTCGCTCTGACCTACGAACGCTTTAGCGAAGTTCGCGCCACGCTCTGCAACTGTATCTCCACGGAATGCCTCACCCGCTACTGTGTTAATCAAGCGTGTCATCATCAGTGGGTATGACTTCAACTGGAAGGCAATCGCGCCAAGCGGCGTCTGCGCCCACAGAGGGATGTCATTTGGGTTTGGCGTGAAGATCATCTGGTTTGTTAGCTTGATCGTGGACGATGCCAACTTGTTCGCAAGTGGATGTTCTAAACCGCTGAAGCGGCTTTCCATGATCAAATCCATATCGAGTGATTGATCCTCGACGAACTCAGCTAGACCCTCTTCCCGTAAGATACGGCGAGCAATCCTACCAGCCCTAGAATTTGGACGGTTTTTCAGGATTTTGTGCTGCGCTTTTAGGTGTTCGTACGAAACTGCACCCGCAACGTCACGCATCATATCTGTCCAGGGGGTCAACAATGTAGCGTTAAAGAAGCCCGTCATGAACTGCGTACTATCTACACCATGAGCAACTGTCAGACGTTGGTGTACTGCGTTCTCTGTTGCAGCACCGATGTTGCGTATCATGTCGCGGTACTCTGGGTCGCTCGCAAACTTGTATAGAGACTTAGTGTACGCCCCAATGTCACCTGAACGGATCAATGGAAGGATCAAGTCACCAAGTGAAGTTAGCGTTGTGAAGCCCAGCAGTGTCACCGCGTTCACACCACGCAACCACTTGGACGCATTCTTGAGCGAGTACGTACCGTGCACTCCGTCGATTGGACGGCGCATCGCTGCGTTCATAAAGCCCTGTGCGTGCTTGAGGTTGTCGTTAGATGCGAGCTTTGTCAGCCCTTGTGTATCAGCTAGTGCACTTGCGATAGCTTTGGCTCTCTTGCGGAAGTTTTCACGAAGCATGTTTGCATCAGGATTTTGCGAAAGCTGATCGCCAAGCAAGTCCATAATGTTTGCCTCGATCTCAGCAGCAGTCGAACCACGCTGCGCCATTTCGATTAGCTCGTCAGCTTTTATCTTTGCACCATCTTTGTTCTTGATTGGTGCGTAGAAGTAATTGTTGTCGAACTTCATCTCCTTGACGCCGTGATCTGATCCACCTGAACGAACATAGGTCGCAGTGATAATCTTGTTCGTGGATAGTAGCTTACCGATAACCTCACGCGGGTTCATCGGCTGCGCAACAATCGCCATGTAGTCGTGATACCCGTGTGCGCCGACGCCAAACTCTTGTGCAATGTCGATACGATGTTCGACGTTATCACTGTATTTGGTCATCGCTACGAGAATATCGTTCTCCATAAATACAGCAAGACTGTCGGGTGTATCAAAGTCTGTAAACTCTGGATACTCATCAAGTCTAATTACACGATTGTAGTCTAGGTGATCAGACTGATCGCCTGCCTTATCAGACATACGCTTGAAGTTCTGTGATGGGTTCGACAGGACGCCATCCTCATCAATTATGCGCTGCATAACCCGACGAGCAGACTTCTCAGCTTTCTCTGCGTTGCCGCCACCTTTGCGTTCAGCCAAGAAGTAACGAGTTAGTCTGCGTACAAACTCTTCTGGGTCAGCTTCGATCAAGTCTTTGCGCCAGATTTGAGGAACATAGTTCTTCTTAATCTCACCAACAATAGCGCCAGCAGCACGCATACGGCCTACAGCCTCATCCAGATACCCGCGTGCGTGGTCATATACAGCACGCTCTGCTGGTGTCAAAGATGGAACTTTATTGGCGTCACGTAGCGCACTCATCACACGAAGATGACTTGCAGGTTGGGTCAATCGACGCTTCGGATTGATGCCCAATGCACCCATTGCACTTTCCGCCATCATCTGCGGGCCAGTACGCCAGTAGTTGATGAGTTTATTATTGCTGTCAGGTAGCTGTTTCAGCAACTTTGTTAGCGGGATAACGAATTTACCCATGCGGGCGTTCGTACGCTCGAAGTGCCCGCCACTTCCGTCCTTTGGCTCAAAGAAGTTAGCTAGGGTTTTAAGCCCAGAGCGATCCATAATTTTTGAGTTTGTACGTAGTGGATTAAATATGCTGGACTTGCGTATCTCTGCGGCTGCGTCTGACGGCATACCACGCCCGCGTGCGACAGAGATCATAGCTTCCAGCGTACGCGCTGGGACGCCTGCTTCTTCTAGTTCTGTTGCTGCTTGACTAAAGATACGAACAGGATCACCACCAGATGATGCCGCCTGCATGATGCGACCGTTTACTGAGTGTACGCGCGATGCTTCACCCAACACTGGTCTTGCATCTTCGAACACATCGCTACGGATGCCGCGAACATTGCGAGAAGAAAGCATGAGCTTCTCATCGCCTAGCTCGATACTTGTAAAGCCAGCATCGCCCATCGCTTTCTTGAACTTGCGTACGCCACCTAACTTAGAGACAAGCTCTCTTGCCATATCTTCTGGTAGCTGCAAGCCACGCATTGCAGCAATTTCTTCTGCAACTCTATTGCGACCCTCAGATTTAAGGTGGCTAATAAGAGCCTTAACGATTGGGTGACGAACCGACATATCGCCACTGAACACGGCAGGCTGTACGTCGCGGATAAACACTGGGTCTGTGTCTGCGCTTACGTTTATACCCATGCCTGTAAGTTCTTCGGTTAGAACATCGTCTAGCGTGTAGAGCTTGTCGATGTACTCGTTTGAAGAGTTAGGGTCGATACGTGCAGCATTGACTTTAGCGCGTGCCATTTCTAGCGCATCAACCAAGTCCTCTACGTTTTCTCTCATTTCGGGAGACGCCGAACCAATGATGTCGTCACGACGGTTCTGTATTGTATTCATCGGCAAACGGGTGACGTAAGTGCCCCGACCAAAGACACCATCTTTTTGACCGTTGGTGAAATGCGGAACCATGTTGTCGTTAGTAAAGTCACGAACCGCCTCATAACCCGCCATTGTGTAGTCAAGCATGATTTCGTTGGCGTGGTCAATCGCGTACTCAGCAGGAACTGTGTCGCCATAGCGAGCACGAGGGCTGCCTTTTCTAGTACCAGAGGTGCCAATCATGTCGCCGTAGGCAGTGATAGCCGAGAAGCGTTCGCGTGCCGCTGTACTGGTTATAACGCCGTTCAGAACGTATCCAGCAGCCTCTAGTATTTCGTTGTCCAACTCCTCAATGAAGTCATCGAACAAGTCCATGTCCTCTGCGTCCATAACATTCTGGATTGCCTTGACTTGAGGGCTTCCGACATCGAGGTCAGAAACTTCAACAAGAATATCGCTGAATAACTTTTCTGGCGGAATGCCAAGGACTGCACTCGCCTTTGACATGACGTTGCGGGTAGCATGAGAAACGGCATGACTTGCGTACAGCCCCTCACCTACAAAAGCTATTGCCTGCGAGATGTCGTCGCCACGTACAAGGTTCGTACCAACTGTACGAACGGCTTTCCTGTACGAACCGTACGAAGATGCATCGACTGACTGCGGTAAGTTCTCCGCTCCCAGGCGTGCAAGGCGTGCAGTAATCGTACGTGATACAAGTTCAATACGGTTGTCACGGTGTGTGATACCACGAAGATACTCGCGCATCTTGACCGTTGCATTCTGCGGAATGCCATTTTCGAATGCTGTACCCGCATCTTGCGCCTGCTCAATAACGATTGCCTTCTCGACGGCATTCGCTTCTTTGTTACCTCGTTTTGCAGCACGGTTCTGGTGACGAGTTCTAATTAGGTGCTTGATGATATTCATCGCCTGCTCTGGCGATGCACCCAAGCCTTTAATCGTTTCCTTGTCGGCAGAGAACGACAGCCCTAACACAAGCTCTGGCTTCTGGGCTTCAACGGCTTTGCCTTTGTTGCCACCGCCTTTTACCTTCTCCTTAGACTGCCAAGTGTTAAAGATCGCCTGCTCTTCTTCGGTTAGCGTGATGTCTTTAACTTCTGTTTGGACAAGGTGGTAAACACGTCTTGCCAGCTTGTTACCAAACTGTGTGGGGTTCCCGTCCTTGTCGATCTGACGACGATACTCAGACAGTGCTTCTATCAAGGAATACTTGTTAGGATCGCCGCCCTTGGTGCCCTTTACGACCTGACCCTTAAACTCAACCTTGTTAGATTTCGCTTGGGCGCTCATGATCTGTTCGAGAGACTTCTTAAAGTTGCGACGTTGTACGTTTACCGCACGCTTCATCTCTTTAGAGCGAGAAATCTTCTCCATCTTTTCTGGAGTAAGCCCATTGATCTCACGACGCGAAAGAATTTCGTCTGAAATCTTGTACTCAGGGATGTCACCACCCTCGACCTTCATAAAGACTTCATTGATCTGCTCCAACTTGCCGCGTGCGTATTTACCCAAACGGCTGTTCCATAGCTCGATCATGTCTTTAGGCATGTCTGAATGGTAGGTAGACCCGCCAACAACCATGTCATCGCCGACTTGACTTACAGTGTAGTCAACTGATGCAGTAATCTTGTTGATCTCTTCAGCAAGCGCACGCATTTGTCTGTGGCCTTTGATCGCTTGGAATGCACCTGAATAGCTTTCGATAAGTGCACGATCTGTAGCAGTTGCCCGACCCTCACGCGTCGATGCGATTGCACGCTCACGCTTTGTCATGGCAATACCGCTAAACGCGGCTGATAGTTGACGAGAAGCTAGACCCATTTTCTCGATGTCATGCATATCAGGATAACCCTGCATTGCTTCCTCGAATGCATGTATCGCTTGGTTGATCTGGTCGTAACGAATACGAAGAGATGCACCAAGTTTTGTCTCTGGTGATTTGGGGTTCACAAAGCGTACACGACGAGCTTCGTCTTTATCTGCAATCATCTTCTCGAAGATTGGTTCCAACTCGGGATCTACAATGTGACGGTTAGTGATGTGCTTCCAAAGTTTCTGGATAATTTTCGTAGCTTTTTCGAACACGCTCATAGGCGCAATCGGAGCTTCGTACTTCTTGTGCGCCCATAGAGCGAACTGGTTAGCAAACAACTCACCTGGGTTTTGCTGCGCGTTAGACATGCCAGCAAAGTTCTGACCGTCTTGAACCATTGGAGAGTACGCATCTAGCAATGTACCATCTACGCGGTCAGATACGAAGCCTCCGTCGAACTTACCGTTCTGGTCGTAGTATTTACTTACTGACTGCCAAAACTCTAGTTTCAGTTCAGGAGTAAGTAGGTTCATGTACGCCCAGTGACCAAGCTCGTGCATGATTGTAAAGGATGCAGATACACCCGTCTTTTCGCCACGATGGTCTAGTGTTTTCCCGTTTAGGAAAATGTTATTGAAGTCTGGGCCGACATTACCTGTCGCTGCATCTGGGCCAGCCTTACTAAACTCTTGCATTCTCAACGGACGGCTTGCGAACAACCCCTGTACGTCATCTGGCAACAAGTCAGATAGGTTGTAATCTTCGAGGGGTTTGATTACAGGCGCAGATGACTTCGGTACAATCGCTCGGAACATACGCTCGATGTGTGCAAACGTAGATGGGTTCATCTTGTTTGTCACTTTGCGTAGCTGCTTCACAGACTTATCAATGTCCTGACCAGGCATACGCAAGCCCAGTGGAGCCTCTTTGCCAAGTACGTGTAGGTACGCAGTGATCGCATCGAGGCGACGGTTGAACGGTATTTCCTGCTTCGTACCTGGAATGTCCATGCGGAACGATGCATTTTCTAGGTCTTTGAGTACGTCAGCAAGTTCAGCAATAGTGATGCGCCCCTCTGACAAAAACTCATCAACTGTGCTTTCCATGATCATCTGAGAGTTTACCATGCGTGCGCCGATAAACAGGCGTTGCGCAATGGATTTACCCTCTGGTGTTGAAGCTAGGCTCTTGATGTCTACTTCAACATCAAACGCCTCTTCGTACTCCATAGGAGCTTTCGGAAGATTGTCAGCAGACTTCTTCGGTACAGGCTGTGCACCGATGTCATTATTCTTGTCGAGTGGCTCGAACACAGACTTGATAATGTCTCGGTCTGTTGCCGCGCTTGGACGCTTCCCGTCTATCTCTCTTGGTATGTAACCGATATTGAAGTTCTTGATGTCGCCCTTACCCAACATCTCTTTTAGACCAGCACCACGCTCTTCTTGAGCTTTACCTAGTACGCGAGGTTTTTGCTCAAGGGTCTTGGGAAGAAGTACAAGGATTTTGTCATCACGTACAGCGGGCACATCTGGAAGCTCTTGCGATGTGGTTACGTCGTTACCCTGACCATCAACAACTTTCTTAGTAGCTGGGCCATCTACGGTAACACCACCCTTACGGGCTTTTGCCTTTAGGATTTCTGTTTCTTCTTCAAACTTATCGAGGTCGCCATCTTTTGCGAACTTAGCTTCTGCCTCGTCCATCATACGCTCGAAGTCCTCGCGTACAGAGATGCCCTTCTCGTTCGGGTCTACGATCTTGTACTTCTCTTCTTGCTTGATACCCATGCGGGCTTTTGCAAGTGCTTCTGTTTCGTACGTGTCGAAGCGTTTGTACCCAGTCTTAGGGTTGACTGTCATAACGCCGAACACTTCTTGACCTTCGGAGGCAGGAGCTTTCGCGCCATTGATGTGCTGACCTGCGCGGGCTTTGTACGCGTAAATGCCTTGTACTACACCTTTAGTTGCTAGATCGTTTTCTGCTTTGGCGCGTGCAAGCTCACGAGTTTCGTTCTTACGAAGGAAAATGTCGTACCCTTCAGTAATAGTGTACCCGTCACTTGTTTCGCGGCCTGGGCGCAAGAAGGATTGTATCTTGCCAACTTTCTTCTTTGTCTCACCAGTTTTAGGGTCGATGTAGTCAGTAAGTACGCGACCAGCGATCTTGTCCATTTCAAGAACTTTGCCTGCACGGGCGGTACTGCCGCCAATGCCGTACGAAGTCTCGCCACCTTTCTGACGTGCACGCGTAGATAGCGTTTCCTTGAACTTAGCAATCTCTTGCTGGTTCTTAAATGAAATGTACGTTTCGCCTACGTCACCGTCTAGCTGATCAATACGACGACGGATTGCAGCCGCGACCTCATTCTTGACGGGGGTGCCATCGTCCGCAGCCGCCTTCAAGAACGCAGAGAAACGGTTGCGTACAGAGTTGACCTTGAGGGTTTTGTAGAAACCAGACTTCTCAACGATGTCGTAAAACAAAGCATCAGCATCGTCAGAAATTTGTGCGGCTTCTACGTCTGTATCTTTTTTGGCTATAGCATCTTCAGCTTTAGCTAACTTAGGGTCTGTAAAGGAGGCATCATCTTTTCGAACAGGCGTACCATATACTTCGTTTACTAGCTGCTTTGTATAAACAGAACCTGTCCTGCCGTTGAAAGTTCTTCCTTCTCTGGCGGCTATGTGTATATTTATAGCCTGCCGACCCGCAGGAGTTATTTTGCCATCTTTCATATGGGCTTTATCGGCTGCAAGAATTTTGCCAATTTCAGCTTTAGTAAGGGGCTTATTGTTTGTTCCGTTTTTTTCGTTTGCCTCTTTTACTTTGTTGCCGTCTAAGTGGGATTTTACGGTTTTTTCAAGCTGTGCAGTCCAACCACCTTTAGTATCCGTTGAATACTTGACGGCTTTTACATCTGGGATTTCTGGAACTTTTGGGACAGCAGGAGCCGCAACGTCGCCTGCCTTTACCTCGCCGCCTGTATCTCCTTGACCTTCTGCGTTATCGGTGTTGTCAGGTGTACCTTCTGCCTTATCACCACCTTGATCCCCTGCCGTATCTTCTGCGGGTGGCTCTTCATTTCCAGTCTTTGTCGAGTTAGGAGATGCTTTCTTTTTCTTAGCTTCGTCAGCTTTCCTCTGAGCTTCGGCAGCCGCTTCTGCTTCTGCGATACGGTTGCTACGAATGTCGGCAGCATCTAATCGGTTTACCCGCTCGATGTCAGTAGACGTTAAGATTTCTTGGAACTTCTTGTACTTCTGATCGTAGTCAGCCTGTAACGCACTTGTATTAGAACCTTCAGTCTTGGCTGTCTCTAGCTGCTTGGCAGTATTCTCTAGTTCATTTTCTAGCTGTACTGCACGCTGTACTGCCGCTTGTACGTCAGCACGCTCTTTCTCGATATTAACAAGTTCTTCTGCTGCATCTTCGCGTGCTTCAGGAGGCAAAGTATCATCAGCTACTGCGGACTGAGCCGAACGCTCCATGTCGTTCAGTTCAGTGATACGAGCATTTGCTTTCTCACCGAATGGTGTGCCTTCTTTCCATTCAAGCGCACGTTGTGCAGGAGCCTTAGAAGCTAGAGCACCGATACCCGCACCGACTGCGCCACTGAACACACCTTCGATTGCACCAGATGTGGCGATTTGAGTAGTGTCGTACTCGTCTCGTAGACCCTGCTGGATTTGGCGAGACTGCTGTAGGGCGTCAAAGCTAGAACCGATACCCGCGCCTAGAGAACCTTCAAGCAAAGCACCGCGTTTTGCGCCTGCCTTCATTGCGGCTTTCGTAGCGGCTGCTTTGGTTAGACCTGATGCTTGTGCAGCTTTCGCAACCTTACTTGCCTTTGACGCTGCGCCTGCGTACGGCACAAAGTTAATAGGGTCAGCGATTGTGGCTAGGCCGTAGTCTTTGACCTTCTCGAACATCGAGCCGCGTGTCGGAGCGTTTTGCCATGCCTTTGACAAACGTGCCAGCATAGCCTGATCAGAACCCGCATTCTTATACTCAGCCATATCCAATGCGCCAGACAAGAAGTTGCTGTCTTTCCAGCGATTGTCTGTGTACCAATCATCGAGCATGTCAGATGTGGTCGCAAAGGTCTTACCTTTACTGTCGTAGTATTTACGCAAGTCATCAAGGAAGCCTTGGTCGCGTAAAAGCTCTCCACCTGAAAGATTAGTATAGTCGGATTGTTGGCTGCTGCTAGAACCGCCTTTGCGATACTTGTCTAAGAATGACATCGGGTACTCCATTTAACCTGATCGTCACAGATTAGTTGAGAGTACCCTGTCAAGTCGTCCTTTATCAGTTACGACGGTCGCCTCGTTTTTCGTTCCCGATTGTTGGGTTGAAGAAGTCAGGTAGCCAGTTTTCTTGACGCTGACTTTGCTCTGCGGGTGTGTAGTCTGGGTTACGTTTTGTGCTCTTATCTTCGATGGTTTCGCTGATCTGAACATTACCCGCTGCAATGGCAGCCTCTTCTTCTTTCGCGAGGATCGCTAGACCCGCTTGCTCAAGGGTATTTAGTTCGCTGTCGATTGCCCTAATGGTTGCAAGCTGAGACTGAATAATCAGCAATCTATTCTCTAAGTTCTCGCCCATCGTTTGTAGCTGAGTTAGCTCACCTTCATGGTTTTGTTTGTAGATGGGAGAGCGACCAAGTGTACGCAAGCGACGAATTTCAGATTGTATCTGAGCGGCTGTTTGCTCAAGTTTATCTTCTGTCGCGATGATCTCGTTAATTGTATCCAGTGCAGATGTGCCTGCGGGGCCACCACCCTGTATTCGCTGTACGAAGTCTTTAGGGTCTGTTCTTGTAAGAGCCTGAACCGCTTGTATCGAAGCATCTGCATCTGACTGAACACTGTCAAAGCTATCTATGATCTGGTTCGATGGAGCTAAGTCCTCTGTGACTGTAACTCCACGTACGATGTCAAACTCTTGCTGACGTACTTTCTCGCGTGATTTCGCGTACGTATTACGCCACTCTTGCTGACCCTCGTCGTTGAGCAACATTACTTCTGTAATGTCGTTTAGACCAAGTTCGTTCAGTGCATCGCTAACTGCTCTTTCTTCAAGAGTTGCATTCGCATTACCTTGGAACTGTACTTGTGCGTACGCCTGTAGGAATGCTGCCTCCATTACGTCGTTAGGAAGCTCTCCGTTTTCTAGCAGATAGGCTTCACCAGTCTTTGACAGTTCAGTTGCAATTATTCTGATCTGGTTGACGTATTCATTAGCGAGAATATCGGTGACTGGAATATCTAGCATACGCCCCATGTTCTGCACAGACGTCATAACTTGACCTTTTACTATAGCCAAGTTCATACCCACTGTTTCATCGTCAGTGCCAGTGATTGCAGGAACTTTTAGGATTGTGTCAGCGCGTTTTTCCACGTCGTCGTAGTTAAAGCTCTGCTGTCGAGAAAGCCCCCCGCCCTCGCCGTTCTCCATCTGAGCGCGTACTTCACTCATCTTGGCATCTTCGGCTTCATCCATTGCTCCACGAACCAGCGTCTCAGCTTTGTTCCAAAGATCGTCGATGATAGGCTCATAGGGTTTTGTGTCTTGAATGCCTTTGGCTTGTAGCTCCAGTTCAAACTGCTTAATGAAGTCAGCTTTTGCTGAACCTAGAACTTGTGCTGCACCTTCACCGTCGAGCCGCCCACTAAGAGCAGTTTCGACCTGTGCGTACAAGCTGCTCTGAATGTCCTGAATGGTCGCGACAATTTCTTCCTTGTCACTCTTAGAGAGTTTAGTCCCACGTCCGCCACCTTCAGTTTCATCAAAATTCTTTTCTACTAAAGCGCCGATGGTATCTGCATCATAGATACCTTTCTTAATTTGCTCTTCGATCAAAGCGTCTGCTTGCTGAACAGTTTGAGATAGCGCACGCGCGTCAGCCGCACCTTGCTCTTCTTTTATTTTTGCAACTCGGTCGTCGATAATTTTATTCGCATCGCCGAAGTTAAATGTGTAACCTTCATCTTCGTACTGCTTAGTGAGAGCCGCGATAGCGTCGTTATATGCTTGTCGGTCAGTGGCACTCCTTGCGATGTCAATGGCTTGACCCTCAACTTTAGAAATAATGTCAGCCTTTTCATCGGCGACTAATTTCTTCTGGGCTGCAAGTACACCGCTTGGGTCTACTACTACACCTGGGTATTTTTTCCTGATTAGGTCGATCTTAGCGTTCAGTTCTTTTTCGTCCTTGATGCCGCGTAGCTGCTCAATTTCTTGAGCCGCAGCTTGCGTACGCTCTGCCTGCGTTCTGTCAAAAATTGACTTATAAGTATCTGTAACTCTCTTACCCCAAACATCACCGCCTTGTAGGATCAAGGCGTCTAGTCCCGCTTGTGTTGGGTTTTCAATGAACGCATTGATCAGTCCTTGGTTCGCGGACTGCCATTCATTCCATGCCTTTTTACCAGCCGCTTCTTTTGCTGCTGGAATAAGGCTTGGGTCTATCTCAAGATCGCCGAACTGCGTCTTTAAGAAATCGTCGAAGTCCTCTTTTCCATACTGATTGGAGAAACTTTGGCCCAACTCACCCGCTAGTCTTATGTTCGCGATTTTGCGCTGACGCTCTTTCTCTTTCCTGCGCTCTGCTTCAGCCGCTGCTTTCTTAGCTTCGGCGTCTTTATACTTTTTGTAGTTGCTTTCCATCTGGGCTTTTGTGGGAAGCCCTGCACTGCCGACGCCTGTATCCTTGATTAGCTTGTTTGCGTAGTCTAGGCGTTCTTGCGTTGTCGCCCCAGGATTGAGGCGAATAAACTCATTGTATAGACGAGCGTTTTCTTTTCGCGTTTCCTTGCGACGCTCCTCGTTTAAGTTCATTCGCTTAGTAAATTCACCAAGACCAAAAAGCATGTCTGTAATCCTACGATATAGGGGTTCTGTCTGAGTTCAGCCACTTGTCTGCGTAATCAGCAAAAGCACCAAAGCTCTCTCCTGTCGCTTTAATCATGGTGTTTGTTAGATTTTCTGCTGAAGAGAGCGCATTACCAAACCCAGCGTTCGTACCGCCATCTGCTGCGAACTTGTATGGAGATGCCGCCATTTGCATTTGGTCAGCCACATAATCATTAAAGATGCTAGACTGCGTATTCATTGTACTTAGACCAGTCAGGTAATCGTTCAACGCAGCGTCGTTACGTAAACCTTGCAATAAACCAAGGTCTGTAATGGCCTGCGTACGCGCATCGTTGTAGTTGTCGTAGACATCCATGCCGTAGTTACCCATGTTGATCTCGCGGGTGACGGCATCATTTGCGTACTGACTTGCATTCTTGATAAGGTCTTGACCGAACTTACGCTCGGTTAGGTTCATTAACTGTTCGCCTGCTGTCGTTTCCTGTACGCCCTTCGTATAACGTAGTGCGTCATCCATACCCGCAATCATAGCGTCGTTCAGGGCTTTCTGCTCGAAGTCTGCTGCGCTACGTGCAAGCTCTACTTCGAGGGTAGAGCCACCACCGCGACCTTGATTGCCTTGATCGCTAAGTAAGCCGCGACGTGCAAGATCGGCTGCACCCTTGGAATACATGCGGTCGGCTGCGCCTTTTGCATTTGCCATGCGTGCGTTTATGAACTTGCTTGCAATCTTGTCGATGTCTTGCGCCATGTCGTATGTGCTTGGCGCGTTGTAGTTGAAGATCGCGTCTTGATCATCTACACGGCCTTCACCTTGGCGCATCCAGCGCATCGACTTATCGCGGAAGTCGCTTTCCAAGTTGAAAAGCATTTGCAGATCACGGGCTTCTTCAGCGTCTACTTTACCTTCGTTTACAGCTTCCTCTAACTGACGTGCGGTAGAGAAGTAGTCCTTCATGCTTTTGAAGTTCTCGACGCTTATGTCGTCGTAAGTGCCGAAGCTGCCATATAGCTCCGACATTACGTTCTTCATTTCTTCAGAGCCTTGTTCGTAAAGCTCCATGATCTTTTTGTTACGCTCTATCTCAGCAAGAGTAAGAGCGTTCTGCTGATCCAGCGCTTTATTGGCCTTGTTGTTTGACATCAAAGTGTTGATGCCAGTCAAAGCCGTCATGAAGGTATTGAACATGGTCTAGCTCCTATAAGAATGAACCGAAGCCTGTTCTCCGTTCGTTTCTGAACATTGAAAGCCCGTCGTTGCCCATAGTTGCGCCAGCGCCGATTGGAACATTGACGTAGCGAATTTCGCCTGTGTCTTTGTCTTTAACTGCACGACGCATGTAAACACCGTTTGTATTAGAGAACGTCGGAATAATTCCACCAAACGCGGCTGGATCGAGAGCAAAGCCGTAAGCGTTCAGGAATGCCGCAGGATCGTACGCGCTTGAGCCAAGGTCTAGGTTATCAAAGTAACGAGCCAAGTCCGCTTCTGTTAGATAGTCATCAGGCAGTGCTGTTTCTGTACCGCCAGAACCTTCGTACACGATTGTTGTACCGCCTCTACCGCCAGTATTCATATTCGCAAGTTGATTTTGCAAGTCTGCAATCTGGTTCTCAAGGTCTGTGATCAGATCGTTATTTGTGGTGTCTGTTGATGTGGTGGTTGTGCTAGTCGATGTATCGCTGCCACCTGAAGTAGAAGTGTCGGTTGAAGTGTTTGTGTTCGTGTTTGTATTGGTGTTTGTGCTTGTAGATGAGCTATCGTTTCCGCCTATCGCCACATCGTTAGAACCGCTTGAAAGTGCAGACGTCACAGAATTTGTTGTGTCAATGTTATCCGAACCATCAATGCCGCCAGGCAAGTTATTGTTGCCGTCTTGCCCAGCAGATGTTTCAGCGAAGCTGATGTGACCATCATTGTTCGTGTCCATTGCGGTGTTGTCAGTGTTCGAATAACTATCACCAGATGCACCTGGCCCACCACCGTCAAACATATCAAAGAAGCTAGTGTAGCCGCTTGAAGAACTGTTGTTTGAAGAAGAGCCGCCGTTATAAGTTCCATCGCGGTCTGCAACCAACTTGTTCAACTCTGCACCATCTGTACCCCAAGGGTCATTGCTGTTTGCGTATATCTCGTTGATACGATCTTGGTTCGTCATCGTACTGGAGCTAGAGCTAGAGCTAGAACTGTCGTCGTTCGAGCTATTGCTAGAGCTATCGTTTCCACCGCCGCCGCAACGAGCGATCATCGCATTTTTATTCCAAGACAGCCCACAAAGTTCGTTAAAGGTTCTCATAGCCTAGCCCTCACTGTATATCCAAACGGGGCCATGCCTAACTTACCCCAAAGTTTCTGTACTCGCTCGGGCCTGATACCCGCGTTTGCGCCACCGATAGCTTCGTCTGCGTTAATAGACTTTGCCCAAGTGACAAATTTTTTCATAAGTCTAGGGCCAGTCATGCCGCCCCTATATTCCTTACGAACGTAAATTAACTTCTCTCGTGCCTGCCGTGCGTCGCTGAAAAGCATTGTTCCGTAGTCTCCTAAGAGCAGGCCAATAATTTTTCCGTCGTCCACAGCTAACTTAGCGAAAGTTTCAGGTTGATTTTTAACGTACCCGTATAAGTTACGCGCCATCTTTTCGGCGTTGAACTTGAACTTAGGGTCGTTGCCCCAGACAGTCTCGGCGTGCATCAAGCTAGTTAAGCGCACGATTTCAAAAAGATCGTCTAGTGTTGCGTCCCTATATGTGATCATTACTTGCGACCTGTCGCCTTACGCACCATGTCATCAATGTTGTAGAACTCGATCATCCCGCTCTTTGGGTTGAAGGTTCCTGCGCCACCGATGTCTTGAAGCAACTTGATCGTGAAGGGTGATGCGCGAACTACCATGCTGTCGCCTTCACGGCCCATGTCCGCAGACTTTGCGTCGATTGCCGCTTCTTCTCGACGGGTTGCGATTGACTTGCCCGTGTTCGGGCCGAAAACGTCACTAAATGCCATAATGGCCTCCTGAGTTGTTTACCAAACTATAGGGTAATCGACATGCTACAGTCGTCCCTAATCCATCATCATTTGCTTTGCTCTGCGTCTTGCATCCCTACGCAACACCCGATTGGTGTAGCGGTGCTCGTTCGTTTCAGGGCGACGACCGCGACGTTTCATTTCGTCACCGATCATATCCGCTGCCTGAAGTGCCTCGGCTGCCAACGACCTGTCGATCTCCATGTAGCGACGCGCTTCGTTGTAGTTGTGCATCATCTCTTCTTGAAGATCGCGCTCTGTACGCTGACGATAAAGTTTTGCCGATCCCATTCGACCAAAGAACCCTGCATTCATAGCTGGGTCGCCAACGTCATAGATATAACTGAAAGCACCCTTGGCATCAGCAAGGGCGTCATAGTAACTTTGCTGATCAGAGCCATACGAAAGCTCAGTATATCCCGTTGCATCGTCACCGAGGATCAAGCTGTAAATGCCGTCGCGGCCCTGCTCAATCATTATCGAGCCAGAAAGATTATCCTGCATATTTCGAGGTAATGAAGCACGATAGCTTTCCATCGCATTCTTCGACATTTCAGATGTCATGTACGAACGGATGTCGTCGTGCTGTCGCTGTAAGTGCTCGGGAGTTTTATTACCACGCATGTCAGACGAGAGGTTTAATTTATCGTCTACGTATGCAAGTCCAGATGTCGCCATAGGGCCACCAATGTCTAGGGTTGCCCTGCTCCCAGCAACAGAAAGAAGTTGGCGCATGTCAGCCCACTTAAATTCATCTTGCGAGTAGTAAGCAGGACGCCGTTTATCGTACTTAAATTCTGGAGGATTATTTGGGTCGTAAGTGTAGCGATAGTTATTACCGTACTTACCCTCTGATGTGCCTCCTTCCAGCATGTCCACGATAGAGGCTTCTTCTGGCGTTACATGGATAGGCTGCTTTCCGTCAGCGCCCATGTTTTGTTTGATGATGTCACCGTCCATATCCATAATCCTATGTATTTCACGAGCGCGATTGTTAAGTTGCTCGCCGCTGTCGTACATGGGCCAAAGACCCTGATCTATTTCATCACGCCAGTAGTCGTACGCTTCGCCCTCGGTGAGCGGACGATCTGAGTTTACGTCAGGCACCCACCCTGGGACTGATACGAACTTTCCTGCATTCGGCCCGTCGTCGATACGTATGCCGAGTGAGTGAAGTGTGATTGGCAACCCGCCCTCGTCCAATCCAACACGACCAGTGCTTGCTGAGTTATTGTGATGCTCAACAAGCCGCTGTTCGAGTTTGGATAGACCTTCATCAGACATTCGTAATCACAGCCGCCAATGTTACCTCGATGTCGCTCACGCTGTTTGCAGATGAAACAGTGAACGCGACTTCACGAGATGTGGTTGTTGCGTCGATAGCGATTGAAGCTGACAAGTTCTGTTCTGTAAGCGTTGAGCTAACTGGGATAACGTCACCCGCGTTGATGCCGTTCACTTTTAGCTGAATGTTTGCTGTGCCAGATGTGGTCTTAGCTGCAATCGCGTCGATACGTACGTTCTGTTTGAATGCTCGCGTAACTACGTAGTCTTGGTTCGTGATCGAACCTGACTGCTGGAAGAAGAACGAGCGAGTAGCAAACGTATCAGGCAACTGCGCAATAGGCAGACGACCTGTAGCATCTAAGCCAGCAACACCATCAGCCGCACCGATGTATGTTTTGGGAACAAGTGCAGTGAAGTCTACGTTGGCAAATTCTAGGCCGCCACCTGTTGAGTTGACGCGCAAGAACTGTAGGGCGTTCGTTGTGGTGAAGGCAGGGATACCTGTGTCTGGTGACGTAAGCAGCCAACCTGTCCCGTTGTAGAACTTTAGGACGTTGGGTGATGCCGCAATGTCCACCCACATATCGCCTGCGTTTGCATTCGTAGGTTCAGATGCAGACACGTAAACGCGACCACGGTTTGCTAGTAGTGTGGAGATGCCGTTCACTTTGTTCTGCGGGATTTCGTCATCCGAGATAGCCAGTTTCGCAAACGGGATAAAACCGTTGCTGTCTGTGAACTTGTCCTCTGTCATCAAACCAGAGACACGAACCTGAGATGTGTCCTCAACGATGATAAACGTAACCAAGTCACCCGCAGTCAAAGCTGACGTAAACGTAATCGTAGAGTTAGCAGGCTGTTGGGTGTAGTCATTCGTACCACCCTGACGCTGTAGAACACCGTTGCGGTACACAAGAACTTTCTGATCTTCGCTGTGTACGAACGGGAACACAGCCTGTGATGTACCAGCGATAACGTCTTCACGAACAAAGCCACTGTCGTTTGCAGACTGTACTTTGTAGATCGTGACCAGATCGTTCTCGTCAGTTGTATCATTTAGCGTAACTGTATTGTTCGCAGGAGTATTCGTGTAGTCGCTTCGAGCAAGAAGCGCACCATTCAAGTAAACAACAATCTCGTCTGCATCCTCGTGGATGTAGTTAAATACAGTTGTACCTGTTGGGTAAGCAATAACACCATCGTCGTCTGCTTCATTGATGATCACGTCGATACGTGCCGAAAACAATGGGGCACCGATTGTACCGACGTCAGAGCCAGAGTTTCCTCGGATTTCGGCAGAAGTTGCAAGTTGCTTCCAGCCTTCTTCGGCTTCTGCGTACGTACCAACGCGGTACTGCAATCCGTTTATTGTATCGTTACGAAGTTGAACGGGAGCTTTCAGAACCCCCTCGTTGTCGTACAATACTTTCAATAACTCAGCGACTGTGTTGTCACCAAGTTCTGCGGAGTTCAGGTAGCGCACGATGTTTTCAATGTCTGCGCCAATATTTCCTGAACTCGTATGGTTTCCTGGGTACAGGACTTTTAAGCGAGCCATGCTACTTCTCCTTATGCAGTAGAAATGCGAAACTGATGATAGTGACGTCACTATCAACGTCTTTATCTTCCGTACGGAAGCGGAGCCGAATGCCCCTAAAGATGTGTGTAAACGGGAAAGAATAGTCTTGATAAAGCGGAGCATCGCCCCACTTCTTGTCACCTTCGATACGGTCAAGGTTTACCTCCACCGAGCCAATGTCCGATCCGTTTTCATCGGTCATGTCTACGTAAAAGCGACCACGACCAGTCGCTTGAATAATGAATGTATGCGAACGCTTCGTACCTAAGAAGTCACCCAACCAGAGAACGGGTGTCTCTGCATTCATAGGTGAGCGACGCAGATCAGATAAACCTGTGTCCTGCACGAATGTTCGTGCCGTTGCTTCGTACACGCCGTCAGCCGTGCCAAACATTAAGCGACCGCCAAGGAAAGAACCGCACTTAGGAAGAAGTGTATCGCCCAACTGAAAGTTTACGTTTTCGTACCCAGCGCGGAAGTTCATAGACAGACGCTGCGTTTGAGTGCCGCCAGGGCGTGGGAAGAATACGTGGTACGTCTGAGTGTCTGGATCGTAGACGGCTGATATAGCTTCTGGGTTTGGAGTTGTACGAACAAGCTCCTGATACAGAGGTTCGACCTCATCAGACAGAGAGGCTTCCGCAATCGTGATACCGTTCTGCTCCGAACGCATGATCGAGTGGATACCGCGACGCGAACAGAACAAGAGGTCTGAACCCGCGTTGACGATAGTGTTGTGCGAGATACAGCCAATACGAAGGTTCGCACGACTGTCCAACTGCCACTGCTCGAAGTCAGGGTCGATGATGTAAACGAGTGTCTGGTCTTTGGTGAATACCGCAAGACGGTTAGCTTCGAACGTACCCATACCCACAATCTCGTCGGCAGTACCGATTAGGTTCGAGATGTCGATGAATGATGCACGCGTTACTTCTTCTGTTGGCGCTTCTTCTTCAAGAAAGATGTCAGGATTATCTACACGGCTAAACTCAATGGTCGTTGGGCGATCCTTAAACCCAGCGACTGCTAGGCGACGCTGAATAGGCACGCCAAACTTCGGCTTGATTGAGGCAGTCGATGTGGAGAACTCAAACCCGTCGTAGCGGTACATGCGCGTATCTTGGTTGAAGATGTGCACCTTACCTTGGAAGTTTGTCATGGAGACAGTGGCTTCTTTGTCGAACGCATTAAGAAGTTTATGCCCACGATCAGATGCAAGGTGTGTACCCGCAGCATCCTCTTCAGCGAAGCAAACACCATCACGGTTGTAAAAGCGCAAGCACTTTACAGGGAAACGGTTGGAGCCTTGGTGTAGGTAGAAAGCAGGGTCACGGATAAGCTGACCACGGTAGTCTACGTAGCAGTTATCAAGCTGCCAAAAGTTCTGGTCTTTCTCTGTTTCCAGAGCCGTAATGTCACGCGATCTATCAATACCACGAAAGCCGTAATAAGTACGGCTGTCTGACTTTACAGATATGGGTGAGTACGCAAGTCTCGACATTATTGATACCTGTGATTAGACCCGCCATCTACTACTTTGCGTGTGTATGCTTTGTTGCCGTACGCACGTTCGTGCAGAATGTTTGCCATGTTTGCTTGGTAAAGCTGCAAGAACATCATAGCTTTCTCGCTGCCTTGCTGAATGAAGTAGTGCGCAGTCAGACCGTCAATGACTATCATGTCAGGTATTGGACGTCGCTCCGTGATGTCTTGGTAGTAATCAACGTCGCCGCCTTCCCAGTACGGGTGTTGGCGGACATCTTCGACTACACGGTTGGCTAGTTCAATCATGAGCATCATGACCTCACCGTCTACGCGAGAGGGAGAGAAGTTGCCCGCGCGTACAAGAGCAGAGCGCACTAGGCTTTCAAGGGGTGTGAACTTTTCCTTACCCGCCGCAAACGGCTTCTGTACGCTCTTCTCTGCCATTAATCTTCCTCGGCGTTAATGATGCGACCTGACCAAACCATGTGGTGCTGCATCATTGCTTCAGTCAGTGACGTTGGGACACGCCAGCTTACATGTTCGCGAGCACCATCCCAGATGCCACGTACCTTCACGTCACCCACACGCAAATCGTAGACAGACGCTTCTGGGTTTGCGGATACGAACATAGTAAATGCAGGCGCTGGGGCGGGAGCCTTCTTCGCTTTTGCTTTCTTAGAGGCTTTCTCTCGCTTCGCTGCCTTTTCGTCTGCACTCTCTTCTACTTCAACCCACGCCTCATTTTCTGGTGTGGTGGGGTCGTCGGCAACAAAGTGTCCGTCTTTGGTGCGTGCGCGTTTACGTGCCATTGAGCTTCTCCTGATAAAATTACCATTTATTTATGGTCGTTTTTTGCGGAGCAGTCGTCCCTAATGCGAAAGGGCCACACCGTAGTGCAGCCCTTTCTATAATGAGTTTCAGCGCTGGGAGAGAATTACGCTGAAACCGCATTCCAGTTTTTGATATAGTGATGCGTCTTGTCTTGCAGTAGTTCCAAACCACACTCGGTTAGGTACTCGTGCTTGACCGCATCCATATCGTTCGCCTGACGATCACGTAGCAACTGTGTGTCGCGACCTTCCATGTAGCGATACTTCAGGTCAGGGAAGTCGATGATGACTGCCGCATTTTCCATGCCAGGGATTTGACGGAACTGTGGGTGCAAGTGAACCATCAAGTCGCCCGCGAATGTCGCGTAGCGAGTTAGGTTCACACCGTAAGTACCTTCAACCACTGTTGGCTGCCAGCGGTCTTTGCCGAACTTCTGCAAGTGACCAGCAACTTTCGCGCCACAGAACATGATCTTCTGGTTGCTTCCGAATGCGAAAACATCTTCGATCAATGCACGGTCGAACTGATCTTCAGTCATAACGCCAGATGAACCAGAGCGGTCATTTACGTTAGTGATTGTGTTGATCAAGCCGCCCGTGTAGCGAGTTGGTTGTGAAGAAGAGCCGTTTGCTTCGTGCTTTTTGCCGAAGAACATGGCACGCTCGATGTCCTGCATGTGCAGTTTAAGAGCTTTCGTAGCCATCTCATCTTCTTTATCGCCTGTACGAAGGTTAGTCGCACGCAAAGTTTCCGTTACAGTGAACGCTGTACGGAAAATCTGTGTGTAGTTCGACGCCACTGACGCATCAAAAGAGATGCCTGTTGGTGATGTCGCGCCTTCTTCGTAGGCTGTGCCCGCGATGAATAGTTCATCGCCTGCTGTGATAGTGGCTGCGCCACCACCGATACCACGCTCAACAGTCAAAGTCGTTGCTGTACCGTCGCCAGTACAACGCATTACCTCGCCTGTAGCTTGGTTGACAACTAGAGCACCCGCAACTGCGAATGTGCCTGCGTCGTTGTCTGTGATCGAGATAGTTGTGTCAGAGGCAGTGTTGCCGCTGTCAGCTACTAACGCACGAGCAGGAAGCTCGTCACGGAAGTTTTTATACTCGGGGTCATCAGTTGCTTCTGATGAAGTCATCGCAAGCAGAGCGTTCAGGGGTGCGTTCCCGTTTGGCTCAAGAAGCGAATATAGCTCGCGATAGTTCTTGGGGCGGAAGTCCGTTGTAAACTGACCAGTGCCCCGCAGTCCTTGAATACCAGCCATTGCTAGTCTCCTTCTAGGTTTTGGTTACTTTATGTGCGAGGTACTCAAGATCACGCGGAACAATCACGCGAAACCTATCGTCCCATATAGCAACATCGACATAAAAGGAGCCGTAGCGCCCATCGACATTGATTAGATATTGTCAGAAAATTCTGTAGTGGTCGTCCCACATGTAAAAAAAATCGGCCCGAAGGCCGACTTTCTTAACCCATGCGCTTATTCATAGCGCCCACTGCAAGTCGTGCGAGGGTATCATCTTGATCAGATGCCGCTGCTTCGCTTGTCGGGCCACCCGATTGAGAACGCAAATACGCCTCACGACGGGACGCCATTTCACGCAAGCGTTCGAACTCTGGTGTGTTCATTTGGTTTTTGAAGTCGTTGACGACTTTGTTGGTGAGGCCAGCATCTGCAAAGTCCTCGGCAGTGTACCCACGCTCCAATGCGTACGCACGGAAGTCGTCGATAGCTTCGTCAGGTAATCCTGCCGCCTGCTGTGCGCGGTCTAAGTTGTTACGAATAGACTGCATGATCGCTTCTTCACGAGAGCTAATTGCTTGCTCGCGAGACTGGTTGCCTTGCTGACCCGCTGCTTGGGCTTGCTGTAGGATTTGCTGCATCATCTGCATCTGCGCACCCATAGCCTGCTCCATACGTCCTATACGGTCGATCTGCTCGCGATAGCCTGGGGGAAGTGAAATCGCGTTCTCATCTTCGTACTTCTGGAACTCTTCAGACAGCTTGGCTGACATTGCCGCCGCGTCACCCTTTTCGGCAGCGACTGGTTGAGCCACGCCAGGTTGCGCTGGGCGGTCGTTGCCCATCTTCGCATTCTTTGTCATGGATTTGAGTGCGGCTGCCATAAGTTTAGCAGTGTCCTCTGGGCCACGGCCCGTCTTTTCCATGATTAAGTTTGCGATGTCGTTGATCGGCTTCATCTGCGCCTGCTTGTAGTTCAGGTCACGATAGCGTTCGTACGTACCCGCAATCTGTGATGGAGATAGCTGACGCTCTTCGTCGCCGATCTTCACGTTGTAGATGATTGCGTCCGCTTGCGTCTTATCGCCTTCAGTCTCTGGTGATGCTGCGGCTACTGCTTTTTCTTGTGCAGTTGGCGGCGCGTCTTTCGGTGCTGGGGCGGGTTCGCCCATTTGCTTTGCGGCGATGCGAGCTACTTGCTCGTTGTCCATTGGGTTAGCCATTGTCTATCCTTTCTGAGCGGCCTTGGCGGCTCGTGGCTTCTTCAAGTGAAAGCTCGCCCTCAAGTTTGTGGACGAGCCTTTCGGGCAGATTAAGCAGTTGCTCTGCTGCCCATATTGCCCCTCTTTGAAAGTCCATTTGCTGTTGCGTCATTTCTTGGGTTCGAGCCATAGACAAAGCAAGTTGCAGGATTTCCTGTCTCATTACTTCGTTTACGTGGCCCCACCCTTTACTTTCAGCGAGGTCTATGATGTCTTTGATCTTGTTCTTGATTGTCATGGTGAGGGGGTTGAGGTTACTTCTTGGTTTTTAGGCCAGAGGGCTTCTTCTTAACGGGTGCCTTCCCAGCGCGTACTGGTGAGCAGCCCTTCTTTTTGACTGCGCTTTTCTTTCCGTATGCCATTACTTTTTTCCTTTCTTCCAAGAGATGCGCTTGGAACTGGTTTTCTTTTTTGCTGCGCTTGTGCATTGCGCTTTCGTAGGTCGGCAGGCTGGATACGACTTACGCTTCTCACCCTTCTGACGACCACACGGTTTTCCTGTCTTACAATCTATCCAGCCCTTGCCACCGTTCTGGGCGAACCAAGTACGCAGGCTATTTTTTTCTGCCACTTTTGTTTCCCCAGTTCTTTGCGCCAACCTTACGGCACTTGGCGACTGCTCCGCTTGCGTACGCAGAAGGCCACACCTTGTAGCGGGCCTTTACTTTCTTTGCGCAAGCATCGAGCTTCTTCTTTTTCGCTTTAGCAGGCATCGGACTAACCTTGCGTACACGGGCAGTCTTTGTGCTGCATCGTGCCTGACTGCGTTTTCTTGCCGAGCTTTTTGACTTCTTTAGACGTCTTAGCCATGTCTCGATGTCCTTCCTCGTTAGCAGTTCCATGCCTTGCGCGACCAATAGTTCGCCGACAGTTTGTTGGAGGTGCCCTTGATGCCACCCGAACGGGCGCAGTACGACTTCTTGCGTGCAGGCTTAGACTTCTTGATGGTCATCTTGGGATCGCCGAAGCGGATGATCTTCTCTTTGCCGTTCGCACAAGCCTTCACGATAGACTTTTTCTTAGACCCCGCAGGCGCTCTGCGGGGTTTGTTGCATGGCATATCTTTTTTGCTGGCACGTTTAGCTGGCATCGCATTTCTCCTTGAGTGAAGTATCTACTAAAAAGAAAGAACTGTCGTCCCGTAATGCGTCGTTGTTTCTGGTCCTATGTTCATCTTCGACTAATGGTCTTATGCGTGAAACCATTGAGTTAGTAAGCACCGCATTACTGCTAAAGATAATGCGTTCTTGCTTACCCATGTGAGGCTTAGTGCGGTGTGGCATGAATGAGGGGAATATAATCATTCGACCCCTCTTTGCCTCTACGTCAATGCTGTCGTACCACATTGTCGTAGCTCCCTCGGTCATGTGACCGTAAATGGGATAAGCAGGGTTCTTGAATATGATCTGACCAGTACCTTCCTCGGCCTGACCATAAAAAACCATACTTAGATGCGAGTTGGGGTGAGTATGCTCTGGGACGTAACAACCCTCGTCATAGGTTGCTACCCAAGATGTATCTATGTAAAAGTCACCGAACTGTTCGCAGCTATGAAAATACTCTTGGTATAAGGCACACGCGGCTTGGTGAACTTTGGGAACCGCGCCAAGAGTGGCGAGGTTGTAATTTGTAAAACTGGTGTAGCCGTACTTTGCATAGTCTTCGGGAGACTTCGCTGTCTTCCCAAACTCCTCACCTATTAAGCCACCTTCGCGGTCACGCTCTCGGAGCCTTAGAGTAAAGTCACAAAGTTCATCAGCTATTTCATCACCGTCTGGTAAGTCGCGTACCAGTATGGGAAAGGAGAAGGGATGGATCATTTAATCTATCCCCATTGCCTCCTTAATTCGCCTAACTATTGACGAGGGTTTTTCGGTTGTCAGAATGAAACCCATGTTCTCATTCAAGGCAACCTTCGTCAGAACTGATTGGACTTGCCCGTTTTCATCAACAGGCCCGTCTTGTACCGTCATTGTGAACATAACCCTTGACGCATCAAAAAAGTTTTCTTCGCCAAATTCGTCAACGTAAGTAATAAACTTCATGGTGTGCTTTAGTCCTCTGCTGCTGATTGTGCTGCTATTGCCTCTGCGTCACGGTCTGCTTGAGCAGATGATGCTGCTGATGCTTCATTAGGAGACAGTGGCATAGCTGGTAAGTTTGAAAGGTCATCCTCCAACGGATCAGGGATGCTTGCTGGGTAATCGCGCAGTGCTTGTCTGTACGTCACCCAATCGGCTCGTGCTGTTGCAAAAGCCGCGAATGATGCTGCGTCCTCAATAGAACGCAGCATATCAATGTCACTTTGTTTTAGCTTCTCGTTACGTGTTGCGCGACTTGAAGCAAGGATGTCATCACGAATTGTCATTATGATTGCCCCGCGATTTTCATTGTTTTCTTCTCGGTTGTGTAGTTGTACGGATAGCAACGTGTGGTTCCATCAGAAGCTACGCCCCAGATGATTTTCACACCACCTGATCCGCCGTTTCCACCGCCCCACGAGGTGCCCGATCCACCACCGCCTGCGCCGTGCATACCGCCTTGGCCTCCACGTTGAAAACTGTTTTCACCGTTGTCGTATTGGTTTTGGCGATAAACCCCACGAGAGCCGCCAGAGCCACCCCCGCCAGCACCACGGTAGTTGGCGGAACCTTCATAGTAAGAGTTCTCATTTCCCTGCGTACCACCATAACCTGATCCAGCTTGATCGTTTTGATCTGGGCGGCTGTCTGACTGTGAACCACGAAAGCCTTGACCGTCTAGGCCAGTACCGCCGCCACCGCCCTGACCATAGGTCGAGGAGTAGTTATTACTATTTCCACCGCCGCCATATTGACCATTAGAGTTGTTGCTATTAACGTTTTGGCCTCTATAACCACCCGCGCCAGTGCCGTGACGATCATTAGAATATCCAGCACCACCACCGCCATAGTGCCAGCTATTAGTACCATCGCTTACGCTCGAGCCTTCTGAAGTGCGCATCCCGTAACCACCGCCGTCACGGCTGTTGTTATAGTTATACCCATTGCCTCTGTTCCAGTAGGTCAAGCCCATAATGCTTTCCCCACCAGTGTAGTTTGAGCTTTGACCATTAGGGTTGCTGGTAGAGAAGTTGGTGTAGCCGCCTTGCTGCGCGTAAATCAAACAATTCCCCGTAGATGCTCGAATTAAGAAGCTAGGGCCACCACCATATGATCCGTGATTGCTTTCTGAATAGCGTCCTAGTCCAACACCGACGATAAATTCTTCACCAGGAGTTACGCTAATTCCATTCATCCAACCAAGTCCAGCTCCGCCACCACCGTCAGCAGACCAGTTGTACGCGCCCATACCACCGCCACCAATGCAACATGCTGCTATTTGGGTGACGCCAACTGGAACAATCCAACGGAAACGGACAGTTTGGTAGTTGCTGCTCGACTGCCAAACTTGTGTATCGCTGTTGTGGAAGCCCAGCGATCCATTCTTTCTATATGCGGTTGTTGTATTGTTTGCATAATTCGACGGACTGCTTACGCGAGTTTGCATGTCGTTTGCCCATTCGCAGCCGTAACCATCATTAAAAAGATAGGGAGATGTGTCATACCGATTATCTTGATACCGACGAAGTGCGCCTGTTCCCTTACTAAAGTTAAGGTCTTGCTGTGTTTCAGCAAGACTACGGCTTGCGCCAGAAGTAAAATTTACCCGCGCATTGGCTGGACTAAACAGTGCAGAACCATATGGGTCGCCGTAGCCTATGTCACCAGTAAAGGTTTGCGAAAAAGTACCAAGCTCAGAACCAAGATTAGCCGTAACAGTATATTGGTGAGGGCTTGGGTCTTGTTCAATCGCGCCAACATTGGTCACTTTCACCTGACCAGTGGCAGGGTCAATAATTGGCGTTATGCCAGCAGGGAAGCCCGAAACACCTGATAAGGTAAATATTGCGCCAGAGTATGTTGTGGTTGGCCCATCCGCTAAGACCTGATCGCCAGCCGTGTTTTGCAAAATTTGAGAGAATTTGTGAACGTTTGTAGACCAAACAGGAGTTGTGCCAGCAGGGAAACGCTTCAACTCGTAATGAATAGTCGCCTCTGTTCCAGCGTTGTCGTAATACTTAATAGAAAACGTCGATGTACCCTCTGTCGAAGGTGTGCCATAGATACGGTAAGCACCAATATCAGTATTCGTACTGTCACCATCAGTGGATGACGAAACACCAGCAGGTAAGGCTGTTGCCCCATCCGTATAAGTGAACTCGAAAGTACCTGTAGCTGTTTCAAACGCATTGTCGAAATAGATGTACTGATCTTTCGCTTCAATCGCTGTATTAACATCCATCTTGACGGTAATTGTGTCACCGTCATTCAGGTATCCATCAAAGTTATTATTGTTTGAGTAGATGCTACCTTTGGCGATACGAAGCGTACCGCCAGCAGCAGTTGTTCCTGATGCACCGCCGCCACCAAACGTGTACTCGTCACCAGAAATTTTATACTTTCTACGTCTACGTGCCATGTGTCGTTATTCCTCAATGCCGTGGATGCGAACAACAATGTCGTCTGCATCGGTGGTTACGATTACTTGTTCACCTTGTGAGGCCATGATTGCTGTACGTTCCAAGATTTCGCCCACCGCGATCTCGGCTTTTTCGTACTTGTCAGCTTGTGGCAATTCAAAGAAACGCTTTTCGCGCATGTATAGTTCGCCGTTGAACATTAAGTCGTAGCGGCGGTTCGCGTCACCGTTGTCTGAGTTCCACAGTGTAGACGTGACCAAAGCCGTTGCGTCATCATGTGGATCAGTTGTTTCTTCATCTACGATTGAAAACGCCCAGCCCATGCCACTATGGTTAGGGCAGTAGGTGTAAAGCGTGTCTGGCGCGTTAGAAGGTACAGTCCACTCAATAATCTTTGGTTGCGATGCATATGTCGCGTCCTCGAAATGAGTTTCGTAGTCTGCCGCTGTCGTCACGACTTGCGCGTGATCCGCTGTAGCTGTCGCATCACCAACATAGTAAGTTACGCCACTCTCATACGCTGTGCCGTTTGAGTGTGGACCATCCTCTGTTGTGGAGAACAACATAGGGTGGTTGGTGTTTGAAGCGTCTGTCTGGTGGAAGCGATATGTGCGTCCACGTACAAATGTCCATTCAGGTACTTTTGTAGTAAGCTGCCCGTCAATAAAACGGTTAGACCCGTCGATTGAGGATACCCCAACATTCACTGGAACTTTTGCGTAGTGCTTGCTCTCAGTCCAAGTCAAGCCCAAGTCCGTTGTCGAGTGCTTCTTACCACCAGCCACAACAATAACGAATGCGTTGCCCTCTGAACGAATGTCCAAAACATCCGCATACGCAACACCTGTTGGGAAGTCGAATACACTGTAGCCAGTTGTCGGGAAAGGAACTGCCGCTGTGTAAGCCGCGTACGCAACATTGCCGCCAGAGTACGCGATGTATAAGTTGCCTTCACCCGATGTCTCACCCTCAATCGCAGCCGCACCAATCATATAACCAGATACGCCTGTGGGTGGTGACATTGAATTAGATGTAAACTCAGCCTGTGTTTCAGGAGTGTCGTCATTTGAGATATAGTTAAAGCCCGTTGATGTACCAACAATGAAGCGTTCTTCCGCTGTCTTAACACCAGCAATCTTCGAAATAGAGCCTAGACCCCAAGTAAACGCTGTGTTGTATGCCGCCGCGTTCGCACGGTAGTCAGCAATCGTGTTGACCAATGAGCCTGCCGCACCAGGAACACCCTGTACGTACGCCATTGCAAACGCGCCCTCTTGGTTGGTTGCCCACAATATGTTGTCTGTTGCTGTCATACCGTAGTTGGTAGCTGCTGTTGTAGCTGTCCCGCCAGATGTGATGTAGTTGGATAGAGTGTATACACCGCCGTCGTGTGGAGCGCGGATGTAAAGCTCTGTACCGTTATAGAACGGCAGAGGGTTGCCAACATTGTCTGTGTCTTGAACAACGTAGTTGACATCCGAACCGCTTACATTTTGCGCTGTCTGATATGTAAATATCTCTTTCGCCGCGATTGGGTTAGACGCAGTGTTCGCTGATGCTGGTTCGACAGGAGTTGTCTTTAGAGCAGTCAAAAGCGTAGATGTGCTTGTGCCAATCAGATCAAGTGTGTTCGAAGTATCCGCGTCGATCCATGTCTTTGAATACATAGACGGGCTTAGATAGTCCTCAAAGTCTTGCGCCTGATATGCCTTGTCAGAGACATACACATTTACGTTGGCGGCTGCGTCGCCATCGTTCAAGATGTTCAAGTTGAAGGTCGTCGTGCGGGATGCAGGAACAGTGTAAACTACTTCTGTATCGCGAGCATTTACGACCTTTTTTCCTAATAGTCCGTTAGCCATAGTTGTCCTCGTTTACGATTGTGACAGGAAAAAGACCTTTGACGGTGACATTTGGTATGCGTTCAACGCAGACTGAATGCTCGTCTGTAGGCCGTTAAGAGCGTTTTGCTCGGTTAAAGATGCAGCCTGTACCGCTGCAATCTGAGTATCACCTTCGCTCGCAACGTCTGCGATCTCGGTGTCACCCGCTGACGTGACGCGAGCAAGCTGCGCATCACCTTCTGCCGACACTGCCGATAGGTTGGCATTGCCGTTAAAGATTTCGATCATACGCGCCAAGTACACCAGTTCGGCGTTCGGCGTGGATGACGTTAAATTCGTTAAGCGACTAGATAGTTCGTCTGCAAGAGACTGCTGATCTGCGACTGAAATATTGGGCATTACAAAGTGCTCCCGTCAAAGAGTTCTCCGTGTAGCTGGGCGATCAGGATGCCCTGCGCAATCACGGTTGGAGTGGTTTGGTACGCTTGGTTCATGTACGTCTGCGCAAGATCGCGTGCAGAGTTCGCTGCATCGCGTGCCCCTTCAGCCAAGCTCTGCGCAAGCTCCGCTGCATTCTCAGAGGCAAGGGCTTCTTCTGCGCTCTGCTCCGCGTCTGCACGCTTAGTTTCCATGTTGGCGAGAGCCGTAGTCTTGAAGTTCTCCAAGTCTGTGAAGAGTTGCGTGAAGGATGCGATCTCTTGGAACTGACCGTCCGTACCGATGCGAAGTTCTAATGTCTGAGTGTCGTTCGCGTTTGTGTAGCGGAACTCAAAGGCGTCGATGTCACCCGTCGCGTCGTTGAACAACTTACCCATAAGGGTCGCCAGTGATAGGCCGCCCATCTCCGCATCTTCAAGATACGTATCAAGAAGAGTGGTGCCCGTATTCTGCGAGCGGAAGTTAAGCTGTTCGGAAGGGACGCGCGTACGTGCCATTAATTATCCTCATCCATTCGTTTCGCCAGATCAGCCAACTTAGCTGCGCGGCTTGCTGACATTGCGAGCAGTTCTTCGGTGTTAGCCATCCGACCCGCTACGTCGCCCATGTCGCGCTGTAGGCTTTCTCTTGCTGCCAATATTGCACTACGAAGGGCCGCTATGTCGTCCCTCATAGGTTTTAATTCTTCATGAATACGGGCGTCGATGTACTCACGCGTTGTTGCGTCTACCTGAGACGCCCAATGGCGGCTTGGTACGGGGTTCGTCATCGCTGCGGTGCCTCTCTCATTGGGACTAGGTTTCCTTTCCTGACTTGATCCTCAATCTGCTCTTGAGGCTGTACGTTCGCGCCACGTAGTTTTTCCATCATCATCATTTGCTGTGACGGAGTTGGCCCTTGCTGCTGCTGCTCTTTCGAGATTTTGAACTGATCAAGGTCAGATACACCCATGCTGCGGATCGCCTCTTCGACGATCTTGCCGCTGTTGTACTCCATCGCCATGCCAGTCTCGTTCAGAGTACGAAGCATAGTGATCCATGTCTCCGCATTGCGGGTCGGCTCTAGTGGAAGCGTACCGTCTACGACGAGGTACTCGATCTCGCCCTGAATGTCTTGGAGCGAGAAGTCTAGGTAGCCGTCCTTCACCATATCCGCGACAGAAGATGCACTGTCGTTCTCGGAAATGCGGATCGAACTTTCTGGCGCAAAGAAGTCTTGGATGTTTGCTACCATCATGCGCACCATAGGGCGCACCGAGGTAGCTGAGATCGTACGCGCCAGTACGCCAAGACGTTGAGAGCCTAGCTGGGTCAGACGCTGGATTTCTGTGGCTGTACGAATACCGTCAGACGTTGGCATACCCTGCTGCGCATCTGAAGCGGCTGATAGACGTTGCTTGAGTTCGCCCATCGCCTGAATGTCATTCCAGTGACCGCGTGTTACGTCAGGTATCTGACTGATGAACACACCCTCACCTGGCTTTACGCCTGGAAGTGTACGAACGATGCCATGTGGGTTGCGGTCGATCAGGTCGCCAATAGCGATCTGCGTCGGATCAACGAACATGAGGTTGGTTAAGGCGGCCTGCACGTTGTCGATACGTGACCGAAGCAGCCAAGTCGCAACGTCGTGGAGGGGGAGGAGCAAATCATACAACGATTGCGAATAGGTCTTATGCGCGTCGTGGTACAGGCCGCCGATTACGACAGGGAACTGTCTGCCGTAAGGGTTCAACTGACAACGGATAACTACGTTCTCATCGAGTATTGTGATACACAGCCACAACTGTTCTATTTGAGGAACGCCGATCTCGTAACCAGCCAAACGAACCCAGCACTCGTCAACGACACGGCTATCTCCGAGGGCGAAGAAAGTTCCGCCACTTTCGCGACGGTTGCGCTCTGCTGGGTCAATACTTAATCCTCGTCCCGCTTCTTTGTGCCATCTATGTCCGTCCCAGCCACCAGCAGGAGGCGTAAGGCGGTTGCGCAACGACGGGTACTGCTTGAGTTTGGGATACATTCCCGTCTGGAGGAGGCTGTCGTAAGAGGCGAAGTCAGAGAAGATGATGTACTGCATCCGCTCCCAATCGCCCCATTGGACGCGGGGGTCGTGGAAAACGCGTCGCGGGTCGAAGTTTGTGATGTGGTTTGTTCGCGACGAAGCATCCCACGTAACTTTCGTGGGTGCGTATCCGTACCGAATGCTGTCAAGAAGGTGTTGGGCAAGGCGTGCTTCTCCTGCTGTTCTACGCATTTGCTGATGCAGCAAACGCTCAATGATTGCAGATGATTTACGAGACTTGCGATTTAATCCTTCTAACTGGAACATTGGGTTGCGGCCCGTAAGGGCTGCCATCAAGTAAGTCAGTACCGTGTCTGCGATAGCACGGGTATCTGCGATGACTGCCTTCTCGCGGAACGCGGTAGCATGTGGGTCTACGTACACGTCGTGTGCACGGTCTGCCTGCGTCCAATGATCGTAACGGCGCGAGATGCGGTCATATGACATCTGCATTGCCGAACGGACATAATCCACTATGCGCTGCTCCTGTTCTTCAGAAAGCAACGATGAAATGTCCTCATAAGCCATGAGGGCATCAGCGTGTTCGGATAAGTCTACGACGATGCCGTCGCTCTCAGGAACAAAATCCGCACGGTAATTTGTTGTCGTCAGTGCCATAACACAACATTTACTCCTATAATTACCCTTCAGTCGTCCTTATTCGCCCCAACCACGCCACGCTCCGATGAGCTTGTTTAAGTCGGACTTCTGGCTCCATAAACTGTCGCTTGCCTTGGGCAATGCGAACGAAGGTGGTGAGTAGTATTCACCCGTGGCAGGCGTACGTGCGAGTACGTCGAGGCCGATAGTCATGGCGTCCACGATGTCGTCGTGCGTACCAGACGGGAACGATTGCATCTCCTCGTGGAATACGTCGAGCCAAGGGGCCGCGCTGGGAATAAGTACGCGCCCACCCTCGATGAGCGGCAGGACTGCCGCGAGGCGAGATACTTTGTCGTTTGAGACTTTGTACGGGATTACAGATACGCCGCTCTCGCGCTTGAGTTCTTGCAAGAGGGACTGGCCCGATGCCTTGTCCTCGATGTAGATGCCGCGCAAGCCACGACCACGCCACTGGTTGTTCAGCATGATCATGCGGCGTTTAAGATCGGGGAACTCGAAGCGGTCACGCAGTACATCGACGATGTAGATGTCGCCTGTATTGTCGAGGCCCATCGTCATCATGACAGAATAGTCGCTGTCTTGGCGGGCTTTGAAGGCGGTGTCCGCCGCGATGATGAGAGAGTTGAAGTTTTCGGGCTTCATATCCTCTGGGTACGTACGCCACCAGTGCGAGCGGATCATGTTGCCGCCCTGAATGTAGGGTGTCTGTTGGTACAGAGATGCGAACTCGCGTGGGTTCAGTCTTTGACGACGTTCCAAATCTTCGAGAGAAAACCGTTCGGGCCAGAGGGCGGTCTTTTCAGTCTTACGTATGTATCGCTTTCCTGCGGAGAGCTTACTCGCTTCACCTGGGGCAAGGTACTGCGGGTGATCGGCTGGTAGATTGGAGCGGGAAATCTTACCACCGTCTCCCTGAATTGGTCTTTCTTCAATGGCAGGGAAATTAATGTGAAGCCAACGTCCTTCGTGCCAGTCATCAGTTTGCATAAGTCGCCCCGCGAGATCGTCGGGGTGCCAGCGGGTGAGGATGATGATCTGGGCGGGGGGTACACCGTCAACGTCGGGTTGGAGACGCGTTGATAGAGCGGATACATAATAATTCCAGACTTTGTTGCGCTGCGTCGCACTCTCTGCCTCCTCTCGTGACTTTAGTGGATCGTCGAACAGGAGAAGATTGGCTGCACGACCAGATGTTGTACCGCCCACACCAATGAAATACGCGGCTCCGCCGCCCGTCGTACGCCACTGGTCTACTGCACGGCTGTCCTGGGACATCTCAAAGTCGGGGAACGCTTGGGATGTGAGGGGTTCGTTGCAGAGATCGCGGACTTGGCGACCGAAATCAGTGGCGAGTTGGCTGTTGTAGGACGTGGACATGAGGAAACGCGACGGTTTGCGCGACATGAAGTAGGCGGGGAAGATCACGGAGCCATACGTAGACTTGCCGTGGCGCGGCGGCATGGTGATGAGAAGGTTACGTACGGGTACTTCCTCGGTCTTTGCCCGCTCTGCGGCTGATAGGCCGTGGTGGGACGTGAGGGTGTTCTTCTCTAGCTTGTCGAGGGCGTCGATCATATCGAGATGGAACTGCGGTAGCTTCCAGTTCGGGTACTGTAGGCGCACCCAGCCTAAGAAACTGTCCTCGGCGGCCTTCAGTTTGAGCAGATGTTTCGCGGCGTCTTGTGCTGTAAGTGTCAAAATATCATCCTCAGAGGGTCGTCGTCGAGCAATACGGGATTGTCAGTTTCGATGTAGCAGAACCATCTTCATGCTCTGTGATCTTGTTTATGTGGATCATGTCGTCACTCATAGTTTTTCTCCTTATCCTTTGCGGTAAATACAGGTAATATTCTCCGCATTACTTGCTGGTTTTATTCTTTACGGTAAGCATCCAAGCATTGAAGTCTGCACTTGCCATGTAGTCTGCAAGCACACGTTCAATAGCCCGCAGCAGGTCTTCGTCAGGCTCTATGTATTCACCCACTGTGTTGTCGATCTTGGTGGGCTTACTACACAAGGCGTGATACTTCATAAGAGATACGATAACAATTTCTTCTTCGTAGTCGTCCTCTAGTTCACGTAGCATATTGCTGAACCTGTCAGTAATTGTATCTGCTATAGTACGGGTTACGTTGTAGTTACTCATTTCTATCTCCTCCGCACATTGGGCAGGGATTAAGCCCCTTAATCTCCGCATAGCCAACACCATAGTCGTCATGCTTCACCTCTATGATGTCGTGGTTATTCAAGAGCCTTCCCATGTCGTTTCGCACACGAGCGATAATCCATCGTATGTCGTCAGGCGTTTCACCCCATAATTCTACAGGGCTAAACCCCCATGCGTCCCCTACCTCTTCGGTGGCAGGGTAAAACTCATGCACAGCGTAGTATGCTTCGCCTTTGGGGTAGATGTGCTTGATTAGTCGGTAATGCCATGTGCTCATTCGTCTTTGTCCTCCACAACTTCGGCGTCGATGATGTCGTTCATACCCGCAGCGATTGCTTCGAGTTGCTCACGAGACATTTTTTCGGGGGCTTCTTGTACAGCGTGCTCGTGCTGTACGAACTGTGCGGTCAGATCGGGCATGACTTTGTTGAGCATTGCCGTGAACACCCGCGCTTGTGTGGGGTTCCACTCCTGTTTGCCCATGACGACGTTGTGGGCCTCGTCTATTTGCTTCTCAACACGGCGGTATAGACCCGCTCGCATGTTGGCGACTTGGAGGGGCGTAAGTTTTGCGCCCGTTTGTACTGAATTTTTGCGTGACATTGATTGGTTCCAGACGTTTTCAATTTTGCTCAGATTTCTCGAGGGGTCGGAGATGGCAATTCGCGAGCGGGCGGCGGCGGGATGGGGGGTGGCCCCCCTTTCGTACAGGATTTTGCCTCATTTTAGTCACATGACCGCGCTAATGCGTTGATTTTGCTGCATTTTCGCTCCCCTCGTAGGGGATTTTTGGGGTTTTTTCGCGTTACGAAAATTTCCAATTTCGCTCCTCTCGCGTATGAAAATTAGCCATACGCGCATGTTACGCATTTGCGTAACGCACGTCGTCCTGCGTGGGCGCGACCAAAGATAAATCTTTGAGGAACATCAATGGGTGCCAGCTTCGATTGGAGGATGGCCCGTGCCCTGACGACAGGGCGCGGATGATCGCATGTGTAACGCAAAAGGAGAAATCACATGACAAAAGCAACTACAAACACA